ATCACGCGAACACCCGCACCGGATTCAGCGGGGTCAACACATACGGCTCCCACGCCTCCGGGAGATCTCCGATGAAATTCACATGCCAGCCCTGCAGGAGCACAGGGGCTTCCAACTGCCCGCCGGTTTCGGGATCCCAGGAGCCGCCACGCCAGATGGGGCCGATTACATCCAAGGCGTGGAAGCTGCCGGAGCACTGGATCTGCTCAGACCCATCTTCGGAGAGGTAGGTAAAACCTGCCTGCCTGATGGCCGCCACGCCCTCAACTTCGTTCGGCCAGCGCAGGCAGTGGGTCATTGAGTGATCCTCTGCAGCGTGGTGTTGGGGAGGCGCGTGGGCCAGAAGGTTAAACGCTCAATGGTGCCGTTTAATTGCGCCACACTTACAAAATTGCAGCCAATCATAAGACGATCTGGTGATGGCAATGAACCGGATGTGTCTGGCGTACCTAATGCGCCATTGCGCGCAGCGGCAAAATCGTTGATCTTGTACCCATAAACGGCGCTTTGCTTTTGCCCAACCGCGATCGAGCCAATGGCAACACTAGATTGCTGCGTGCTTCCGACAAATGTTTCGCCCCCAAGGGCTCCGCTGATCGTATATAGAAGATGACTATTGCTATAAGAGCTGCCAGAAGACAGGCCCATCAAATAGTTCTGGGAGGCAATGCCATTATTTACAACCTTTACAAACACCGTCCCCTCATCCTGCCGATACCACGGACTAAACGCCGCCCCCGTAATGGTCGCCACATCGGCGGCCCTGGTGGCGGCTGCGGTGGTGGTGGGGATGACCGAAGTGACAGAGGCGCCTTGTTCTAGCTGCGGTAGGCCGATGCGGAGGGTGATGTCAATAACTGCTCCGTTATTGAATGCAAGGTTAAGACCAGAAGTGGCACAGTTAGTATTTGCATTGGAAAAACTACCTGACCTTAAATAGCGAGTTAAAGTTGTTGTTGGGGTAAAACTTGTGCTTCCAGACGCCGACTCTATAAAAGTAGTTCCAAGCTGACCAAAAATTAAATTGTTAAATACTGTAATGTTTGCGGCGGAACCAGCAACAATTTTTGAATAAAAAGAAGCAGTCCATGTTTGGCCGCTAGCCGCAGGTCCAACCCCAGATCCTCCTACATCAAATTGAATTTGAACTACGCCGCCTGCATTAGCTGTTCCATTGATACGAATGTCCGCATACGTTATTCCGTTTTCCGTACCTATTTCAACAATTGAACGTGTTAACCCACCTTGCACTGCTGCGCCCCAATTCGTCGGCAACGTCCCCGGCGTACCAGTCACCGCACCCACCATCGTGTTGTTGCGAATGCTGTTCGTCCTCTGCTCCTCCACCATCAGCCCCAGGCTCTCCGTATTGTTAATGGTTGCGGCTGCTGTTGTCGTGGGGACATACGGACCAACCGTGGCAGCTTGCTCAAGCTGGGCGCCCGCCACATACACCCCATTTATTCCATCAGCAACGTTGGTTTTAATTGCCCAGTAATCGCCACGATTTCCAGGCGCAGAGGTTGTCGTGGTAAAGGTCCAGGAAATGCGATACCAGCCGTTTGGAAAAGGAACAATGGAAGCACCTTGCAGCTCACTCGAAAGACTTGGTGCCGTACCATCGCCAGTTAATGTAAAATCAAAAACACCGCCACTGACGTTGCTGCGCAGTCTCAATACAGCGCTGCCGGCAGGTTTTACAAATAAAGATTCAGTATATTGCGTTGAGTTAGTAAGCGTTAAGCCGCTTCCGTAGTTTAATCCATCTGAGGTGTTTCCAGTGTTTGTGCCAATGTTTAATGTTAATAAAGAAGCAGTGGCAGATCCAGTAGGCGTAGCAGTGCTAACGGCCACAAGCGATCCACCTCCGGTCACGCTGTAGCCATTTGCAGCGAGGATTGCATCGCTGAATGTTCTAATGTTTGTCGTAGAAGACGTAATGCTGTGGTCGAAGCGGGGGGCAGAGTTGACTACTGAAGTGGTCGGGACGTATTCGCCAGCGGTAGAGGCTTGTTCTAGTTGGGCGCCCCAGATGTAGAGGCCGGAAGTGCCATCTCCGGTGTAGTTTTGAATAGTAGTACCGGAAATCAATAAAACCCTGATTACAATAGATGTTGCGGTCGCTGTAGTAAGCGACATTCGCAATCTGTACCAGCCATTCTCTATGGCTTGGGCGGAAAACGAGCGGTTTGTGAATCCGGTATCTTGAGCTGCTACCGAACCATTTTGAGCAAGAACAACACCTGCGTAATTAGTTGAGTCATTCACCTGCAAAAATGCGCTACGCCCAGCACCGTCAAACTTAATATAAACTGATGCAGTAATTGCAGTGTTTGAGGGTATGGATGTAGAATTTGAATTTACAAAATGCTGAGCGGTTGTAGTATCTTCCGTGATCCGGTCTGCGGTTAAAGTCCCAGCCGGAGACGCTGTGGCGTTCTGTATTGAACCACTGCCGAATGGTAAAATCGCCGCTCGGTTCCAGCCTGCGCTATCAAACTCTTCACTTCTCAGCAGCAAATTTGTCACCGCCATCCGCAGAGTCCCCGTGGAGTCCGTGTATGGACCCGCACCAGCACGGGAAAACGTAACCAGGCTTTGCCCGCTGACCGAATCCACCAGGGATTTGTTATCGGCAAACCTGAGATCCAGTGATGGCGCCGCCTGAGCTTTGCGCCATAGAGCGTCTTGATATTTGGCCCATGGTGGCGCCGAGAGGCGCCTTGCCGTCAGGCTCACAGCCCAGCCTCCAGTACCTTGACCCGCAGCGAATACACCTCGCTGTTGGCCGCAGGGGTGTAGCCGCCGATCGTCTGCAATTCGCAGAACAGAGAGGTGCTAGCGCTGGCAAGCTTGAATAATTTGCCTGGGTAGTCAACTTGCGAGAAGCACGTAGAACCCAGGTCGACAGGGGTCGGGAGATCGATGTACCCGGTGTAGGCGCCGCGGTCCGTCGACGTCACATCAAAAGCGCTGGCGTTTGCCGCAGCCGTTGCAGGTTTACTCGTGTAAAAGTGCAACCGGAAACTACTCATGCCGCTTGGCAATGCACTGATGCCCAGCACGAGCTCGATGCTTTGCACGAGGACGAAGCCTCCGCTGGGGCCGGCGCTGGCCAGGGTCAAAATCGCGTCATCGCCGCTGCCCGTGCCAATGACCGCGCCTGCGGCATAGGCCGTAGTATTCGCCGGGCGGGTGACGTCAAGCTGTACCCGGTAAGCCTTGCCGTCGACGGTGAGGGAACCTGCATTGTCGCCAACTGGAACCGCGCCGCCCTGCAAGGCAGCCAGCTTGCCGTCGATGCTGCTCAGCGATGTATTGCCCGCGCCCTGCAGCGCGGATGTGCTGGCTCCGCTCGGCAGCGGCAGGGAGGCAACAGAGGCGGGTATCGGATTGCCGGCGTCGTTAGCTATTTCAACGGTTGTGCCAATCGTGACCGAACCGAGGCCGATGTCCACCGGGATCGGCACCGCAGCGACAATGGCAATCTCGTCGTAGGTCTGTCCGTTCAGGAACCTGGTTGCCATCCCTGCTGCGCGTTATGTCTCGCGTCATGCTAGCCAGGACAGTCGAGGTACAACCCAATCGGGTCCTCGCCGCCAAGCCAACCCCGGTACGCCTTTTGATGAGCCGCGACCGTGTGCCCCATGAACAACGAAGCATGGGCATCGGTCACCCGGTAGCGCGGCGAATGGAGCCGGCGGGCGTAAGCATGCCGAAACCCGTAGGACGTTGCGCCGCCGGTCGCCACCAAGCCGCAACGGCGCAGCTGCTGGTTGACCCGGGCGCCGGCGCAGGAAAGGTCTCCAAGCCCCGGCAGTGATTCCCGCCAGAGCTCTTCCATTCCAAAACGCCTGAGCCATTCAGGGTGAAACGGCGGCGCCTGCCGCGGCCTTGTCGTGCCGTGGCGGTTGGTTTTCCCCATGCCGATCCAGGCACACCCCTCTCGCTTGATGCAGGGCTCAGCCACCCAGGCTTCCCAGGGCCGCAATCCGTAGATCGCCAGCGCCGCTACGACGCGCCGCCAGGATGGACTCAACTTGGACCCCGGCGCCAGAATCGCCTCGATCTCCTGGTCCGAAAAAAATGATTGCGGCCTGTGCTGCACCGAGCGCCCGACATTTTGCAGGGGGTCCAGCAGCGCAGCATTCCAGTCCGCTCCGCACAGAGCGCAGAGTCGCCTCAAGAAGGCCACGACCCGCCGCCGCGTCGGAGAGCGGGGGTCGGTCTGCTCGATCGCCTTCAGGAGGGAGTCTTCGCTCAAGGGTCGCTTGGGGTCGAGCCGCCGCAGATGGACCAGGTAGTGCCGCTCGAAAGTCCCCTCGCCGACTCCCTCGGCCGTCTTGAGACGGTGCCACTTTGCCGCCACCTCATCGAGTCCCAGCCTGGTTTCTTTCGGCTTACCCTTTTTTACCCTTGAGTCCGTGCAGGCCTCCTTCCAGGGCCCTGTCTCGAAGGCCCCGTCCCGCTCCTGCAGGAAGGCCCGGAGCTCCAGGCCGCGGTTCACCACGTCCATCGGCGCGCTGTCGAAGTTCAGGTACAGCGGCACTTTCAGGCCACTGAGTTGGACGTAGAGACGCTGGCCGATCGCCTTGAGCCGGAACCCCTTTCCGAAGATCTCGCCGCTCTTGGCTGCCAGCAGTTGGACGCTCAGATCGACCACCTCTGACCCGCCCTGGGCAGGGTAAGAAGAGGCCGGTCTTACCCTTTTTTGACCCCTAATGGCCGCAGTTGGCTCCACTTGGCCCGACTCGTTGGAGCCGGAACCTTAGGTGAGGACAGGGTTTTCCAGGAAGCCCTTGACGAGACTTGAACTCGTGACCTCTCCCTTACCAAGGAAACTTTCAATCGCTGGAATCGTCTGGTATCAGAGGGTTTTCATTTTCAAAAACCGACTTACCCTCAGTCTTACCCTTTCGCTGCAGATGCGCGGCACCCTCAAGGACGGGGCGTAATCGCTCCGCTCTGGGAAACCAACGCAGCAGAGCGCGGGCCTCGGCCCGTACTTCGCGGGGAATCCGCGGCGTCAAGTGATGGTCACTGAGGCGTAGCAGCAGCGTCCGGGCCTGCAGAACTGCGGCAACCTCCTGGATGCTGGTTTCGTAGGCAGTCGGTTCCATGGGCCTGGTAGATGACGTTGATCCAGAGGGCGTCGACGTAGTCCTTTTGCTCCGCAGCGCTGGCCTCAAGGAGAACGTCCTCCAGGCGCCGCCCGCCAAGCAGTCGGTCGATGTCGCCGGCCCTCATGCGCGCACCGCCAGCGTCCCCAGCTCCTCAAAGGGGCTCGCCTCGGGGCCGTCGTGTAGGGCTGCTAAACCACGGAAGTATTCAGTCCTCAACCCATCAGCCGCCCGCCGCAGGCGAATCGATTCAGCAGCGGCGGCATGGGCCCCCTCGCGGATGGCACGAGCCTCTTCGAGGGATAACTTGCCGGACTGGGAGTCCACTTGTACAAGTGGCTGCGCCGGGCGAACGCTCACCTGGAGCTGCTCAGGGTGCTGCAGGGCGTGATTCATCAACGCCCGCCCCGCCGTCAAGCAGGTGTCCTCCCAGAGGCCCGTGAGGGTGCCGTGCTTTGGATGTGCTGGATCGCTGCGGCCACTGGACTGATACAAGAGTTCCATCACCATGGCTCGAGCTCTGTCCAGAGCCAGCCCCTGGTTAACGCAGGTCAAAGCGGCCGGAGCGAAAGGCTCTAGGCCTGGGATGACGGGCTGCTCGTAGGAGGCGGTAGGCATCGATGTCGCTGTCGGTGCAGGCAGGCTACCGCCACCTCTGGCGTTCTGCCAGCCTGGGCATACACCAAGCCTTGTTCCGGCCGATGCGCTGCCCAAGCTGCGACTCCACTGATCACACCTGCGTCTTAAACACAGTCCACCGAGAGGACGGAGTTGTGCGACGCAGGCGCGGCTGCAGGCTTTGCCAGATCCGCTGGACCACAAGGGAGCGGTTGGAGGCTGGCAGCCTCCTTAAGGCTTTTGTGCCCCGCCCAGTGGTCGGAAACGAAGAGCAGGCGGTAAGGAAGATCGCTACTTAAATCAGATCTCCGCAACGTTGTAAAATTGGTATCCCGCCGCTGCAACATCTCCCGCTGCGGTTGCATTTGTATAGGCTAAATAGCCTTTCTTTGTCTGCCAAAGGATGCTAGGAACGGCGCTAGCGTTGCTGAGGACACTGGTCCCATAGTCTGGATCGTTGATAATAGAACCATTCCCGCCCACCTTGTACTTTAGTGCAGAATACCTGTAGTGAGTACCTACCCCCCCGCCGGCTACCGATTGGCTGCCAAAAACGCTGGCAGGGCACAATTCCAGGTATCGCTGGCAAAGGAACAGCTCATGGCCGTATGACCTCTGATCAAATGATGTCATCACCGCACCCGGCTCAAACTGTACCTCCGAGAAATAGGTGCTAACGGCACCAGCCCCTAGGCTGAGATGCACCTCGAGGCCTCTTGCTCCTGCCGCGGGAACGTTTACTTGTGCGCTATAGCGGGTGCCGGTTGCGTTGATTGTCCACGTTCCGCTTGCAATGAGCGTCTTGGTGGGACTAGCAGCGGTACCAAAAGTGTTTTCAGCTGTTGTCGGGTAATAGACCGACCAGGTTACGCTCGTGTTGGTTGCCGATGAGATTGTTGCTGATAGCGTACAAGTATTCCCGAATAGGGACAGTGTATTGATTGCTTCAATTCGCTGAGCCAACCCTGCAGCCGTGTTTGAGGCGGGAGCAGTTAACAGGACGCGGTAACTGCCATTGGCCGCTTTTGACCTGACAAGAGAGCCGTTAGCCGAGGCGTTGACATAGGCAAACCACCTGTCAACAATAAGGTATTGATAAAATCCAGAGGATTGCAAGCTGGTGACAGCCGACGCTGTCCCCTCCAGCTGGGCGACCAGAAACCCGCCATTGATAAGCTTGTTTCGCCCAGTGCTGTTGCTGATTGCTCGATCAGCAATTGTTGCAAACTCAGTAGTCGCTAGCTGCGTGGTACTCGTCCCGGCCGTCGCCGTCGGAGCCGTTGGGGCGCCCGTGAAAGCTGGTGACGCCAAGTAACGCGCGTCAGGCGTCCTTGCTTCGTAGCTGATCCATTGCCAAGCAGAAAGCGACGCAGAGTATTGCAACCTGACTTGCAGGTCGCTGATGTCGCCAGTGCTTGGGAAGCTGGCCGGGATGCCTTGGACGTTTGAGAGCCCCCTGATCCCCGTGCTGTCACTGATCTCGATCCGATCACCACTTGCGGGTGAGGCCGGAATACCAGTAACGTTGGCAATCGGCGTGTAGACCCTCCCAAGCAGCGTCGCGGTATCGCTGGCTAGGCCGGTGAAATTGTTATCGACTTCGTCAAAAGTCAGCGCTGCGCCTTTGATGCGTCGAGTCGTGATGTTGGCCATGGCTTAACCCTGAGTGAAGCGGCTTGCATGGTGTGGCTCCATGGAGATCCTAGCGACGACCATCAGGGGACCAAGAAAACGGCTCAACTAAAGCCCACCGGCCATATCTGCCCTGTGGAGCGCAGTATTACCTGCAACGCAGCTACAACCACTGGGTCAAACCCTGCCGTGACCAGGAAAGTGGCGTTTGTATTTTGGGGGTTTTGAAAAACAGGATAGAGGCCATCAATTATGGTCGTAGCCCCAAAATAAGCCACCTTCTGAGCGGGGCCAGGCTGCCTGAAGAAGGCAAGCGTTCCGGCGTAAGCGCCAAGATCCCACAGCCCAGTGCCAACGCTTTGAGAGGAGCTAAATCCTGGACTTAAAATGGTATCCATTAAACTGTCCTGGCAAGGAGGACTGCGTTCGAGGTAACACTTCCATAAAATCCACTATTGACAAAATTAAGAATTTCATACTCTTCAACGTTAGCCGTAACAGTAGCGTTATCTTGGATGAAAACATTATCACTGGTTTTTATAGTAGAAATTCCAAAATCAGCGGGGAGATCAGACGCATGGATGCTTGTCAATCTAAGGCCAGTAAAAATTGGGTTAAAATTGGAACCAACGGCTGGGTTTGCGTCTGTTGTCCAACCGGGCAAAAGAAAACCTTCTGCAGGGAATATAGGGCCACCATAAGAGCCATGATTGCGTGGCAAACTATAAATCATTGTAGTTGCACTTGCATTTTGATTGTAAGTAGCCGTATTCAAAGATGAGCCAACAAGTAAATCACGTCGCGTTCTGTAAGCTTGTTGTATTCTTATTCTCCCGGTGTCAGTGTAGGGAATGTAATACCCAGAATGGTATCCTAAATTAAGATTATAGAACGACTTAAACGTTGTACCTGCTGGATCAATTGTGAATACGTGGTAAGTAGAGCCAGTCCTCATTGTAAAGAAATTTCGCGACCCAGTCGAGGTGTAACGAGTTATTGAGAAGCTAACCGTTGCATTAAGCGGCATTGGAGTAGAAGCATAGCTCAGATCACTAAGATCAGTCTTGTAAAAGTCTATGGCCTGTGTCCCGGCCGTGCCACCGGCTCCGCACGGAATATGTGAGGTAGCGTTCCAGCCAGTGCTTGTCCTCATGTAAATTTGCGCACCGTTAAGCTGAAAATGATAATAAGTCTTTCCGTAAGTTTTCGTGCTGTCATATACAACTTCTAGCACACGGTGCTCATATCCAACGGCAGTGAAAGAGTCATACCAAGCGGTCATCAAGCCACCGCCAATGAAAGCGTCGCGCAGGTTATTGCAAACCGACGCAACAGTCCAGTTGGACGCGTCAGTCACGTAAGCTTGCTTGGTAACAGCCATGGTCAGGCCTCTTGTGGGTGGGTGGTTGTGGTCAGGGTCACGGCACTCGTGCCTACACTCTGCTTAACAAGTCTCACGTAGACGAGGCCAGCAGCATCCCCCTGCAGGAGCGGGGTTGGGTTCTGGATAATCGTCTGCGACGCGGATACTGTTACGTTTTCGGAATAGGGTTTATTGTCCCCAAGGTTGATCATTGCTTGTAAGCTGCCGCCTGGGCTGAACCTCGTGTCAGCTGATCTTTGCGCGCTTGAACGGTAAATCCTGACCCAAGATGGTTCGGAAACCTGAATGGCCACCAGCTCCGAGAGTCTTCCTAGACTCATCGTGAAGTCTGCTGTTTCGTTTTGGTTTAGGGGTCCGGTGGTGTAACTGGTCTCCCCCCGTGCGTACGGTACGCAGGGAGAAATGCAGAGATCGACTGCCATGTACCCTTTCGCGACAGCGTTTGAGCCTGTTGGTGCGCAGCCTGAGCTGCTTGCCAAGTCTATCAGCAAGCCATAGGGTACGCTTGCCGAGCTTGCGGCCTCGCCAATCTCCGTACAGGGAGCGGAAATGATCTGGCTAGCGGAGAGCGAGTAAGGGACACCTCCCGAGGCCATCCCCCAAGTTGCAGCAACAACGTACTTGTGATTGCTTTCAAAGACGATTCCGCCTGTAACGTTAAACCAAAGATATGACCCAATCTGAGTGCCAACATCAGAAGCTAAAATTCGCTTTTGCCACAAGAGATTCCCTAGCACCTGGTTAGTGCTTGTCCAGTTATTGGCATCCCAGACGCCTACCGTGTGATCAGTAAGCCCAACGCCAGATGGCACGTAAATACCCACCTTTTCAATCAGTCCTTTCCTCTGCAATGAGAAGTGGTAGCCAAGGACGTAATTGCCGGCGGTAGCAAAAAGATTTGCTGTTGCCGGGGGATCCGGATTAAGTTCAAACAAATGATAAGAATCGCAGGGGCAAAGGTCTGCAAACGGATTTGGCGGCGGATCAACAGGTGGATCAACAGGTGGATCAACGGGTGGGACAACGGGTGGGACAACAGGCAGTAGCGGCGAAGAGGACTGAAGCTGCACCCTTATGGCAAGACTGCCAACCGGAAAGTTAACAACTTCACCAGCAACAATTGTGAATGGGCCTGGGATGATCCCGTAGCCCAGAAGGCTCCCGCCCCTTGCCGAATCCCAGTAGGCAAAATAGGAGACCGTCGCCGTTCCCGCGGCAGCAGGGGAGAGCAAGATTGCTGCAGTGTTAGCAATTATGTAATGATAAATTTCTCCCTGTTGCACCAGGAACGGTTCGCTCCAGTTGGCGGCGGCCAACGCCCCCCTGGCCCCAACCGTTCCGGCGGTGACATCGTTCTCCTGGCCGCTTGGCCCTGGATGGCCGGCATGCAGGCTGATGTAAGCCATCGCCGGTGCCGCCGGCATGCTTGCACCACGGTGCCAATTCAGCAGGCTCGAGGCCAGGTACTGAGAGAAGGGCACGCCAGGGTATTCAGTCTGTCCATTCTGGCAGGCGCTTACGCCCCCGCTGTAACCAGATCCGTCCCTTCGACCAACTGCACTACGGGAGTGCCCTCGCCGTCGACGGCAATCTTTTCGACAAACCTCTGCGCCTCAGGATTGAAGATCCGCAGCGTTGACGTCCCGATCTGCAGCCACCAGTCGTCTACCACGGCCCTGGTCGCCGCCGGCTCGCGTTCCGTTGTCCAAAGCACAGGTTTCCTCCCCGGCTGAGCAGGCGCATTCTCGTCAGGAGACACCGTCTCCCCGGCGTCCAGTGAGATCCCAACAGCATCGGCAAGCGCTGGGGCCAGACGATCCAGCGTCAGTCCTCGCTGCTGGTGGTAGCGCACGGTCTCTGCTGAGGCAATCGATCCAATGGCGCCGCCAGAAAAGCGAGGCTCGCTGTTGCCGATCTCGTAGTCACTGGGCTCGTAGAACGGGTAGCCAACCGACCAGCGCGTTGCGTGAATGTGCTTGCACTCGCGGCGCTGATCAACCCGGAAGGACAGGTCACGCCACCGGCGCAGGTAGCCAACGTTGCCGCGCTCCCAGTTACTCTCCACGCTCCTGCCCGCGGAAGGGCGCGGAAAAAGGGCCTGGCTGCCGCTCTGGTTTCCCTGGAGGCTTGCCGTGCCATAGCCGCTGAAATCTGGGCAACTGCAGTAGAACCGGTGACTGCTGCACAAATAGCGACTGCCGTTGTTCCGCCAGGACATTGGATACTCCCTGTTGTACCGGATGCGGCTCCAGTAGGCCCGAGGAACTTCACCGTTCGGTCGACTCCTCATGAACGGCCGGGACAAGTCAAACAGCAGCTTGCCGCCGGCCTTGTCGACCTCCGCCAAGGTGTAAGCGATCGTGTCGATTGGCTCTTCTATCAGTCCGGACGGGAAGCCCGTTCCAGTTGCTGAGTCTTCAAACTGATCACCGATCAGCAGGCTCCAGTTGTCCAGCTGCTGGCTGCTCAGTGTCTGGCTGACATCAAGGATGAGCCGGTGCCGCTCAGGGTTCGGGTGACTGTTGTCGAGCGCGATGTCCGCCTGGCGCAACAGCTGCGGCAGGATGACAGCCCCCCGGCGGCGGCAAGTGACAACCCAGGAGGCGTCTGGAGAGCTGCTGCTGACAAAATACGCCGCACTCACCAGTCGCGGCCCTGGGTCGGCTCCAAAGTCCCTGAATGAGCGCACCAGGTAAAACTGCTCGATGTCGCTCCAGCCTCTGCCACTCCCTTGCCAGTAGTCCGCGCCGGCTCGCCAGCGCTTGTAATCGCTGTCGCGGTTGTAGGCCTCAATCACGGTCGGATAGACCGTTCCACCCGTCCCCCGTGGCGCCCGGTCTGCGGTCCGGCTCGAACCAGGCGAGCTGGGTTTCATGGGCCGATCGACGCGCCCCATCGAGCCCCCGGCATCAACCTTGCGGCCGTAACCGCCAGGCATCAGAAGCTGCCGCCCTGCGCAAAGACGGCGATCTTCGTGGCCGGCGTAGGGGCCAGGATCGCTGTGTTGAGCCCCACGTACAGGACCTGGCCCTTCTCGACGTAAATACCAGTGTTCTTCTTGGAGGTTTCCGTCAATGACGCCTGAGCCCCCAGGTCCGGCACGGGGATTGTCAGTGGCGGTAGGGAGATATTCGTGCGCACGCCGGCCGTTAAGGACTCCACAGTCGCCGAAGCCACCAACGCCGTATTGGCATCCGTGATCCCGAAGGTTGTCGAAGAGGTGCTCAGGAAAACAAGAACAGTCACCGCGGACGTTGCGGCCTGCATTGCCACAATCGAGAGGCTGTCAATGACCGCCCCATCGGTGTCAATGCAGTTCACGAGCTCAGCGCAGCCGCCGCCCACGATGGTCGAAAAGTTCGTGCTGCTTGCCAGCGCGGGAGTCGGACCAAGCGTCGCCCACTTGTGCAAGGGGCGATCCACCAGCAGTGGCTGCTTATTCGTGCTCGAGCTGCTCACAGGAAAAGACCGCTGACAGCTTCATCCTACCCAGAGCAAGCCCCATCAATCAGCCGCGTCCTGATCGCTGGCGTGCCCCGGACAGCGACGTGTCCATGCCTCCGGAGCGCAGCCGCGGCGGCACCCCTTGGCTGCTGCCCATCACGATCGTGCTGCCGCTGGCTGACCCGATCTGATCGAGTATTTCGCGGCTGGGGATCAAGTTGGGGTCGCCGGCGGCGTTGACATTGCCCTGCCGAGACGGAATCACCCGTTGTTGCGGGGCCGGAGTGACCTGCAGCCCGGTCGACGTGAACGGAGTTCTGCCATCGCCGTTTGGATTCGAGCGCTCACCGAATTGCGGCAGCATGTCCCGTGTGACATTGCCCGGATTATTCCGCGGCCCCACAAGCTCGGTCGGGATGAAGGGGTTCATCAGAAGATGTTGGCGGCGTTGAACGACTGCGGATTCCAGGAGACGTTGCCGGCGGCGTTCATGTTGGCGGGACGCATGCCGCGAATCTGTTTGAGGTAGCGCTCATTGAGATCCTGGGCCTCCGGGGAGGTTTGCTGGAACGCTTGGGAATACCCGGTCCGTGGTGCCGCGGCCTGGCCCTGCCCCGTCAGGTCAAGATTCGGATCAAAGGCTGTTTCGACTGGCACCTTCGCCGCCGAGTACCCACCCGAAGACCCCCGGCCCATCAGGTCGAGGTTTGGGTTGAACGCCGCTTGCACGGGGACGTTGGCCATGCCGTAGCTCGCTGGAGCCTCCCGCTGACGCAAGTCAACAGTCGGGTCGAATGCCGTGGCCGTTTGATCTTTGCCGTTCCAGGTCTCGGCGGGGATGTTCCAGCCGGGCACCACCTTGCCGATCGGTGTCGCCAGGGTGCCTTCCATGCCGTACACCTTGCTGGCGTCCTGGTCAAGGGCTCCACTGAAGGTGATGTTGGGGGGCGCCCAAGGAGCCTGCTGCCCTTTGGCAACCTCAGGCAAGCCGTTTTGCTGCCTCAGCCTGTTGGCGAGGGTCGGGTTTGCCTTTGCCCAGGCGGCAATGTCGGCGTCGTTGTAGTAGTTCTCGCTGGCGGGGGTCAGGTTGGCTGGGATCTCGCCGCCCGCGGCGCGAGCCTCCCCGATCATTTGGTTGCGTGCGGTCTGGGCCAACTGGATGTTGTCGCCAGCCGCGGAATAGCGCACACCAGCGCCGGCCTGCTGGGCGGCAATATTCAAGGCGGAGGCCCGCCCACGACTAGCAGGAACCTGCACCTGCGTCGTCCCGAAGCCCGGTGCCGAGTGCGGAATCGGGGTCGAGTGCTGCGAAGGCATGGGCCGCCGAGGGGCCGCAGCGCGAGGCCCCTGGCCGCCGGAGCCTGCGGGGGCGGGAGACCATTGCCTTGCCGTGCTTGCCCCTGCGTTGCCACCACCGACGCCGGTAGCGCTTGAGCCGATACCCCGGTACTGCTGGCGACCAGCGTTTGCGTACACGGGCCGCCCTGTGGCGGCGTTGTAAGCAATACCCCCAACACTGTAGGAAGGTTTGCCAGCAGTGCCTGGGTTTTGCCCCCAGCCGATACTCTGGCCTCCGTCTGTCCCTCCGGGCCTGACCCTGTGCTCCCAGGCGTCAGAAAGACGATCGCTGCCCGTTTTCTTCGGGAGCATGGACCCGATCATGTCGAAGAGGGGGACGCCCATGGTCTATCTCCAGTTGATGGCACCGGTCAGAGTCATCACGCGCGTGCCCACTGAGGTATCAGCAGGGCCCGGGACCGCCATGATGAACTCGGCACCGCTTCGCGTAAAGGCGTAGCGGCGGACGTCCTCCCGCCGGTAGTTGGGGACGTACAAAGTCTCAGCCAGCCTATCGACTTCACGGAGGTAAATTTCCCGGTACACCCGATCCGATTTCTCGGGATCGGACTGGTAGATCGCGCGGTCGGTATCGCCAACAATGCGCTCTACCCGACTGGGCATCGGCTGGGTGTCGTCCCGGAGAACTTCAGAGCTCTTCCAGGCCTGGTCGCACCGATTGAGGTGCTCGACGATCTTCCCGTAGAAATACCCGTCAGGGACCCGTGCCATGGCTTCTTCCAGCCGTGCCAGGTCACCCGCAGGGACCTGAGCGCCGCTGTTGAAGCCGAGGTGAAATCGGCAGCGGGACTTGTCGTAACTGTTGAGTTCCACGCTGCCAGGGCTTGGCCTTCGGAGATTCTAGGAACAGCTCAGGCGACGTAGATCACGTCTTCTGCCATGACCTCATCCCAATCGACTCGCTTCACCTGACGGACCTGGTCAAGCGTGACGAAACGCTCGCCAGGCAGGCCCAGCCGCAGCTCAACGATTCGCTTGGCTGTGGTGTAACCAATGCCCTTGATCCGATCGGCAATCGTCTCGGCCGATGCCAGGTTCAGGTTCAGCCGGGTATCGGGCGGGATCGACGAAGTTGGGGGGACTTCCGGATCCGGATCGTCGGCCTTGACGAGCGAGACCGGCTTCTCGGTCGTGCGCCCCTTGCCGGGCTCGTAGACCACCAGGTCATCGAGCGCGACATAGCCGACCACGCCGGCCTGGTTCTTGATCAGGGCGTAATCCTTGTCGTGGTAGCTGATCAGCTCCACGATCTGGCCGGTGCGTTGATTCTGAAAAAGGCTCATGCGTTCAGCTCAATCACGAGCGGCGAGTCCTGCAAGTCACGATCCTAGGAGAACAAAAACAGGCGGGCCCGAGGACCCGCCTGAACTTTTCTCACCCAGTAGTGGGTCAGGCGGTAGGGGTAGGCAGGCCACCGATGTAGGACTCATCGGCGACGCCGTCTTCAAGGTAGTAGCAGACGTCAGCAATCAGGTAGCTCCCGTTGGTCTCGGTAGAAGACAGGGTGCCAGCAGGGGCCGTCGCGGCGGTGCCAACGTCCAGATACAGCTTGAGGGTCAAGCCGCCGGACTGGGTGACCTGCACCGGAGTGATCACGCTGAACACCGAGCCAGCTGCGCCAGAAGGGGCAACAGTGCCACCGGTGCCGACCAGCGGGGGGCTGGCGGCCGAGGTTGCGCTGATGGCGCCCGCAGTGGTGCCGGTGCCCAGCGAACTGGCGAGCTTAATCCGATCGGTCGCGGTGGAGAACACCAGCCCAGAGCGAGCTGTCCCCAGGCCGCGGTCTTTGCGCGCGTCAAGCACGCGCAGGCCGACGGAATAGAGGAAGGCGTTCTGGGGGATCACCAGGCCCGTAATGTCCGCACGAGGCTTGTCGTCCGTGCGTTTATCGGGGCTGGGGATGATCACGTCCCACGATGTGGCCCCCGTGGTCACCTTGATGTAGCCCACCGACTGGTAGTACACCCGGCCAGGCAAGGCGATCACCGGCTGGCTCTGGTAGGAACTCAGCGGGCAAACCCAGTTGCCGGGGAAAATGGCTTCTGAAATGCTCATGGTCGTGTCCTCCGATCAGTAGACGAACGAGTAGGCAACCGTCACGAAATCCTTGTTCAGGATCTCGAAACCAGCAAAGAGCGACCAGATCATGATGATGAAACGACTGAAGTCGTCGTTGTTGTTCAGCAGGATCTGAGCGTTCTCACCGCCAATGCCAACCCCGACGGACTGCATCCCGAAGAACAGCAGGGGGGCTGCGTCGTAGGTGGCAGAGCTGGAGTTACCGGTAACCGGGATGGTCGCGGTGAACGACTTGGTGGGGAGGTTGGTCGACTCGAAGAACCGCACACCCTCAAACACAAAGCCCGTGGGCATGACAGGCTGACCAGCCACAAAGCCCGCCTGGCCGTAGGCGGGACTCATGCCACTGAAGAAGTTGGCATTGGGCATCATGGCCGCCTGGCTGGGGTCAATCAGACCGCTGCCGGGATAGCGAGCAATCTCGCGGAAGTCGCTGTCCTGCCGAAGGTGCTTCATCGCCGTGGGATCGAGGATGGCTCGATAGAACCCGTCAGCGAAGGTGGGCACGTTGCGCTTGCGCAACTTCTCGACCACTTCCAGCAAGTCGTCCTTGGTGCCGAACTTGGCCGACTGGCCAGAGGCGTAGGCGGAAACGGTGGTGCCGCTTTTGGTCTTGCCCTTGGGGAAGAAGTAACCGCCCTGGGTGGAATCGGCGGCGCCGTTGGCCTCTGCTTTGAACAGTTCGTCGGCAAACACCCGATCGCGCCAGCGGCGATAGTCGTCCAGCAGGGTCATCGAACCGATGCTCTGGTGGAAGACGGGGAGCGAACCTGTGTCGAGCAGGAGGCGCTGGGCGGTGACCAGAGTCTCCCGAGCCACCTTGAAGGTGCTGGCTTGACTGGGGTTCGTCGGATCAGCGGGGCCCGTGTACTCCTTGAGGGTTACGGGGACTTTTTCCTTGACGATGTTCCGGGAAGAGCTGGTACCGATCGTCTGATCAGCGGTCCGCTCGCGGGAATCCTTGGTTCCAGGATTTCCCCAGTAGCGATACCGGTCCAGCTGTACCGTCTGCCCAGGCTGCGAACCGAAGTCATGGACCACAACGGGGTCCACGGCCATTTCGATCACGTAGGCGGGGTGGGGCCGATACAGCTCGGCACCAAGCACCTTCGGGAAATCATTATCGACCCACATGGGTGCAATGCTCCGATCGATGAAGGGGGGATTGGCACGCATGTTGCTTGCCAGGTCGTACGCTAGCGACAGCGATATGGCGAAAATGGACACACCCGGTGTGCGAGGCCTGCTTGGCGTCCTGCTGGCCGACGCCTGTCTCATGCGTCAGCGCGCCCCGAGCCAGGATCGGATCTTTGCGGCCATGCATGGCGGCAGTAAAGAGCGGGACTTCCTGGAGGAGAAGGCAGAGGAAGTCCGCCGTTTCGTGCCAACCAAGGCTCGCGTTATCCCGTACCGCACGCCAATGCGTGAGTCAGGCAACAGCACGACGGTGCTGCGCTTCCGATTCACCTCGAATGCACTGCTGCCGATCTACAACCTGCTCTACCCATGTCGAGAACGGGAGATCACCGCCCCGGTGCTTGAGCTGCTTGGCGGGCGTGCCGCGGCCTGGCTCTGGGCAGAAGGTGCCTGCTTGCTCGGTGCGGAAGGCGCCACGCTCCGCCGCGTTGGCCGCTGGGAGGGGGAGGCTCGGCTGGTCTGCGCCTGGCTGAAAATGCTCACGGGCGCTGAATCCGCCGTCGTCTACCCCCGTGCAGGAGCCAACAGGGGCAAGGGGCTACCGCGGCTCTGGTTCAAGCCGGAGCAGACCCACCGGCTCCAGGCCTCCCTGCTCTCCTACGCGCCGGCAAGTCGGCTTCACTTGTTTACGGAGGGCTAGACGTGTCGGCCCAATTCGTAAGCCTTGCCGTCGGATATTCCCTCGCCCTCGGCCAGTTGCGACGCAAGGGTGTTCGCAGACGCCCCTGGCTGGAATTGCGCCGACTCGAGACTGAGTCGACCTACCTCGACCACCAGGTTCGCGCCCTGCGTCGCGCCTCTCGGCAGCCCCTGCGTGTCGACGTTGATCTACTGCCTGGCAAGGGGTACTACGACATCAGCCGGGTCAGGATCCATAGCCCTTCGCTCGAGCGCGTCCTGGAGATCCTTGAGGACGGCATTACAGAAGATGCTCTTCTTGTCGCTGGAACCCGAGGCTTGGCCTGCCTTTGGCTCGATCACGGTTTCTGGCGCGGTCAGTGCGGAGAGCTGACCTTTGCCCAGGAACCGGAGGCAGAGGCCTTCCGCTCTGCTCTGCATCGCCTTGGGATCCAAGCCATGCCGCCACTCAAGCGCCCTCGCCTGGTCCGCCTTGCGCCGGATGCCATGCACGGGTTGGCAACCAACCTGCGCCCCCATGTGCATCGGTCAATGCGTCACGCTCTGCGTCCGGGTGGGCGGCACGGGATTCACTTGCTGCGTTGAGTTGCCCTGTCGGGATCCATAGAATTGACCCGGCGCCACCCGGGAGCCAGGAGCAGCCGTGGATCAAAGTGCCGCCCAACTTGAGGTCATCAATGCGTACGGCTCCAGCGATGTTGCGAGCCCAAGCTTCAATCGCCCGCGTTACGTCCGGTACACCTCGGTCCATGCGCCCAGGGACCTTGGCCCAGTTCGGAAAGCTGGTTTTGACTTCGAAGGAGTCGTTGGGGCGGAAAGCGGGTCTCAAACCCTCTTCTTTGTGTTTGAGGCACTACTGCCGTCAAGGATCGGCCTGCGTCGCATCCTGCTTAACCCTTACACCGATCAATACGTTTCTGTTTTTCTGACAAACGAGGCCGGAACCGTTGCCCTCGCGACCGATGGCCTTGGCGACTCCCCGGCCCCTGCAGCTAGCGACCTTGCAGCGTCGGTAGTGCCGACGTTTGATCTGGGCTACGTCCTTTGCGGCCACTGGGCCACGGGGTACTGCGAAAACGATTGCCGGCTCAGCTCTGACGTTGCAGCGGGTTCAGGGGTAGCTGTCACTGGCGGCCCCGTGCTCGAGGAAATCCTGCCCGCGGGGACCTACAGCATTGTCATTTCCAATTCGGAATGGCCAGACCTGCCCTACCGGTTCCAGCTGTCCGTTAACCCACCAGGGGAGATCTCCGGTGCCTGCGACCTTCAGAACGAAACCTACGGGAGCCTGGCGCTTGCCAAGCTCGAAGGCAAGGCAGAGATGCGCGCGGCTCCCGCAGGCGCCCTTGTTCGGCAGGTTGCGTTGAGTGGTATCGCCGTGACGGAGGCCCGCCCAAGCGGCACGATCACCAGGACCTCTCCGTACGGGTCTTAGACGCCTGCCAGAATGGGCGGACTGACTGCCTTGGCATGCCCTTTTCCCAATACCAGGCCTACAACCTGCTGAATTGGCACCGCGGCACGGCCATGCCTGCGCCTCCGGCAACGATCTATATCAGTTTGCACTCAACCCTGCCGGGGGCCAATGGCACGCAAGGCGACGTCACTGCCGCTGTTGCTGGGGCCAGGGGCTCAATCGCAGCCGCCAACTGGAGCGCTCCCACCTCGGTGCAGGCGGGAGACATCCTTTCCTTTGAGAGCAGCAACACCGCTGTTGTGACGCTATCCGCCTCGGCCGTAGGCGCAGCAACCGTCTCGTACTTTGGCTGCTGGGATGCCGCCACCGGTGGCAACTTTCTCGAGTACGGCGTACTGACCAACCCGTTGGCGATCGCCATTGGCGATGTTGTCCGTTTTGCCGTCGGCGGATTGATCCTTAAGGAGATCTGAGCCGACGGCTAGCGGTCCTGAAAAACCCCGACGTAGACCGTGCCTTTCTTGCACAAGGGCAACACCTTGTCACGCAGGTCAGCGTTGTGGGCCCGCAGGCAGCCAAGAGTAGGGAGCAATGCCTGGGTCGGGGCCCAGGCGCCAGGCCAACCATTCCCTGACCCGCCGCCGTGCAACATGATCCCAGCGCGGCCATTGACAGCTTCCTGCCCTTCCAGCTCTTCGAGGTCGAACGAATACCAGCCATAGGCCTCCGCGTTGTCGGATTGGCGTGGCCATGGATTGTCGTCGTAGTCCCTGTAGATCTGTCCGATCCTGTACAGACCGGGCGGAGTGTCGCTGTTGCGCCTGCGCCAGTTGGAGCCGCCCACGCCGCGAGCGAGGCAAGGGACCTTCCACAAGGGTTTGCCCGTGTGGTCGTAGGCCTCCATGTCTCCATCGCGGTCGTTGACCAGCAAATAGGAATCGCCGGGCTTGACGGGGGCCTTGATCCTGGGGCCGGTCAAGCCCTCCTCTTCCTTGCCGCGAGGGTCAAGCCCTGCAGTGGCAACGGTTGCACCCGGGGTCGGTGACGGAGCCTTGGTCTCGACCGCGGCTTTCCACAGCTCCCGCAGTTCTCCGTCCTCGTCCAGGGCCTTGGGGTCAAGTTCGATCAACCGGTCAAGCACCGCCTGTAGCCAAGCACGGTGATGTGCCTTGGCTGGATTGAAGAACGTCACATAGTTCGATTGGCTCATGACGCACCTCCCTCGCTGCCCTGCTCAAGCGCTTCAACCGCCAAGTGTTGCGCAGCCTCATCGCTGTAGCCCTGCTCCAGCAGGGACCTGTACAGCTCATTAAAGCGTTCGACGCTCGTATCCATGCCTTCGCCGTGGGTTATTACCTCAGCCGCCATGTGCTGAGCCGCCGGGGGAGGCATGTCATCGCTGACGAAATGCTTCGCCAGCGCTTGGAACATCTCAGGGCTGCCAGCTAGCCGCATGACCACTCACGGGTGTCACACCATGCTAGACGGGTCGTTCAGAGCATCTGCCAGGGGGCGTCCACCGAAGCCTTTTTCACGAAGCCAGGCAAATCCTCCATGCCGCGCGGATTCGTCAAAAGCCTCAATCGCAGCTTCTCCCTCATGACCGGATCATTGGCGTTCGGGACTCCTTCGAAGTCCCTGCCCGGCACCTTGGGATAGCTCAGGTCAAAGCTGGGGTTTCCCGCCAAAGCATCGCCGCCTTCCCCTTGCCGCTCAGCCCAATCCATGTAGCGCCGGGCCCTGGCTGCTGCTTCAACTCGGTCTGCCATCACTCAGCGACTCTCTTAGTACCCGCCGAGCGCCATCTGCCCAAACTCCGCCAACTTGCCGCAGGACAGCCCGCACTTATGGATAACGTCCTCCTTCGCCCTGGCGACCAACGCCTGGGCCATCTCAGCCTGCGCATTCTGCTCGACTGTCCGGACCTGGTGCGTGGCCGTGTTCCCCGCGACGACAGCGTTGCGGGCCTCGCCAAGCATCCCTGCCGCCTGCTGCGTCCTGCTCTGGAGCTCCATGGCGCCGGCCGCAGTACCGATCCTCGAGGGCAGTACGAGGTTCTGCTGGTAAGCCGACATCCCGGCTCCCTCCGTGTGGAGCAGAGGGTTCTGCACTCCTGGTGGCATCTTCATGGCGGTTCTCGCGATCAGGTGTCAGAGATCAACAGCTTGCCCCGCAGAGCATCGGCAGGGGCTTGGGACAGTACGCGCCAGAGCTGGTCGGGCTGACGCTCGGCCACTTGCGCAAAGTTCGACCAGAAGTCGCTGGGAGGAGCCTGGTAACCCGGGGCGGGCATCTGCATCTGAGGACGCTGGTAGCCGTAACCGCCGGCGTTGACTTCGGCCTGCAGGCGGTCCTGGGATGTCTCAACCGGTGCCGGACCGCTGGGCCCGAAGAACTCGTTGACGTAATCCGCCAGCAGGTCAGGATCGGTGGTCAGCAGGTTGTACGCCTGGTTGTCCTCGAGAGTCGCACCCAGCGCAACCTCCATCTGACGGAGATTGCTATGCAGCTGTTGCAACTGCTCGATCGCCTGGGAGCTCTGCTGTGCCTGGGCCAGTAAAGCGTCCTCGACGGTGCAGGCGTACCGGTTCAGCAGCGCGGGAGCTTCAGCGCCGAAGTGCTGCAAGACCTCCAGCGACTCATTGCTTACCTCGCTTAGGTACCCGTCGACCTGCTCGACGGCTGGGGCGCTCGGTGCGCTCGGGGCGCCTTGCCACGCGCTCGGATAGCTCGGCGAATACACCGGCGTTGCTTGGGGCAGCAATGTCGGCATCGCCGTACCGTATGCCTGCTGCTGGTAGCTGGGCGCCACCGAAGGGAAGGGCGCCTGGTAAGCGGGTCCCGACGGGGTCCCGGGCCAGGAGGGTTCCTGGGCCTGGTATTGGGGCGTCGCGCTCAAACGGGCGGACAGGTTGGCGTACGCCGCCTGCCACGGATCCGCCGCTGGGGACGGAGCTGCCTGCTGCTGGTAGCTGGGCTGCGTCGGGTACGAAGTCGGGGCCATCGGTGCCTGAGGCATCGATGGGGAGGCCGGCATCGACACGGGCGCGCTGGAGGGGATTGAGCTCTGCGGGCTCACCTGAACCTGCGGCATCGCCGAACTGTCCTGCATAAGTCAGCTCCCGTTTGAGGAAATCGAAAGTCCGGTAGAGGAATGGCGTCAGGTCGAGGCGTGCATCTGCCAGGAGTGGAAGATTCGGCGCCTGTGGATGCGGGGTTTCCCGCATCGCTCTGATCAGGTTCAGGAATGTCGCAATGCTGGACTGCGTCGCCTGAGCCAACCTGAATGGGTACCCATTGAGCATAGCGCTCCTTTCCTCATCGGTTTTTGACGGGAACAGGTAGCGCAGCGCCTCGATCGAGTTGACTCCCAGCTCTTGGAGGTTCCGCACGACAATCGAGTTGTTCAGGATGTCGTCGGTCGACTCCTCGAACACCGGGCCTCGCCAGCGCCACTCAATACGACGATCACCATCAGGGATCAGCCCTGCCACCCCGGGCGGGAACTTCTGCTCCTCGATGGCCTTGTCGATCGCCGCCTGCACCTTCTGCCGGTAAGCTCCATAGTCGGCCTGGTGCTTCTCAACGGCAGCTTGGTATGCCTCCTCGTCGCCAATGTCTTCTTTGATGGGCGCCACCGGTGCCTTGATCTTCACGGAAGCGGCGAAGCTCTCGCGGAAGACGTTCTCCTCGTTGTAGATCATCAGGGCCAGCAGCTTGCAGAGCCCATAGGTCAGCAGCCCACGGCACTTGCGGAATGCCGTTGTCGCCGCCCGGCCAAACAGGCTCTTGACCTCGTAGGCCGTTGCTCCCGAGCTGATGCCGATCTCGTCGACGCCCCCTAGGGCTGTGCGGATTTCCTCGCGGTACTGGCGGGCGTAGAGGTTCTGGTCACCGCTGACCGCATTGGGCGTGATGTACTGAACCCGGTCGGTCGCCTCCAGGTTGGCGATCAACCGGGGCACCCGTACCCCGCCGTCAAAACTGGGCGCCCCGGTCAGCGAGAAGCGGGTGCTGGGCCGGTCGGCCGATGAGAATCCAGCTCGGCTGCTGATCGTCGGACGCTGCATGCCGCCCCCGTCGCCAGACTCCACCAGGTCGTGCTTGGGACGGCTTGAAACCAGAGTCGGGTTGCCGTAGAAGCGGATGTTCTCGCGGATATTCCGCACCAGCGAGTCGTGGTACAGAATGTGCCCCTCCGAGCCGGCAAAGTCGCCAGTGGCGTCCATTCCGGTCGGGCGCATCCAGTTGAAAGACTCGACTGCTGGGATGAAGCCCAGGGAGTTGCGCGTCGTGCGCCTGTCCCTGTTCATCGACATCGCATCGGCTGGCAGGGGCGTGTCGAACTGGGGCTTCTCGGGGGTGATTGTCTCGATGATTTCGTTGCGCTTGACCCGCAGGCGCACGTACTTCTGGGTTGCGCCGCCAACCCCCGGCAGCGCGATCGCGCCTAGCTCGGAGCGGGCCCGAAAGGAGTAGATCAGGTCGAGTTCTTCGAGCTGCTCGTCGGCGTCGTAGTAGGCGCGGTAGTTCTCCTTGGAGAACCACATGATCCGGTAGTTCTCGCCTACCGGCCGGAAAAACCAAAGGCCGACGCCCTGGGTGATGAAGTCATCGACAATGCCCTCAAGGCGCTGGTCGATCTCGTTCTCCTCGATGATCTTCTCGACGAACGTGCGCCGGAATCCGTAGGTGTCGGTGCGGGGATAGAACTCGATCCCCTGCCGCAACATAAACAGCCGCATCTGGGACAGGTGTCCCGATACGATCGTGGTATCGGCCGTGCCGTCGCCGCGTCGCTCACGAGCGGCATCGACGATCTGACTGAACCGGTTCGGGTCAAGTTGAGGCATGAGTGCATCCTAGGGATGGCGCCCCTGCAAGCCAAGTCACTCGATGTGGATCCTGCCTCTGCGGCAGCCCTGATCGAGCAGGATCTGCAGGGCGTCGGCGCAGTCGTCGTGAGGGGAGTTGCCGAGGTTCACGACCTCGTCAAACACGACCCGGAAATCCCGGTACTTGTTGAAGACGACCTTACCCGTCTCGAACAATCCCATGACGCCGCGAAACCGTGCGAGCTTGTCGCCGCGGACCCCCGTCACCGGTGAGACGCGCAGGTTGACCAGGGGCTGAGCAACCAGGCTCGACTCGCGGTGCGCGATCCGCTTGAAGTCGCCCTCGAACGACTGCTGGTACGCGACTGCTTCCGGCCAGACCGTCACGTCCGAAGCTGTTGGCAGGTAACGCCCATCGGAGTCCTGGTCCAGCAGGTTCCACTCGTGCAGCAACTCGCAGAGGGCCTCGACCTTCTCGATGTTGCCCATGCTGCGGACCCGCCGCTTGTCGATCACGTAGAACTTGTCGCCATCCAGGCCGCCCAGCATGAAGACCGTGTAGTCGTTGCGCTCCTTCAGGCCCGAGGAGAGGTCCATGCTCACCCCGATCAGATCGAAGTGCTCTGGGATCGTGCCACGAATGAAGAGCTCCGGCTTGATGCCCAACTCGGTCGAGCGGACCGCTCGGTTCATGTACTGGTACGCAAACGAGACCCGGTCCGTCTCTTGTACGCCGAGCAGGTATTCGAGCGACCACCATTCCGGCCAGTAGGAGCGCGGCACCCCCTCGTCGTCGTACAGCAGTGCGCCCTGGACCATGACCTTCCAGCCGTTGCGCTCGATGAAGGTCGTCGCAAAGACGTCATCGAAGTGGAAACGGGTGCCCAGAGCGATCGCCCGGGCACCCTGGAACATGGTCGGAACGATCACGCTGTTCCAGTTGGCCTCCATCTCCCGGCGAATCTCGGGGTTGTCGATCGACTTCTTGGACTTGATCAAGTCGTCTAGCACAACCAAGTTCGATCGCTTGGAGGTAATTGCGCCGGCCAGGCCTGCGCAGGCCAGGGTGAACGCGTCCTCACCGCGAACGTCGATGCCGGCGTATTCGAAGTCGATCGACCAGAGCTCATCGCTGGTCTTGGTCTTGGAGAGCCGCACGCAAGGGAAGATCTCCTGGTAGGTATCCGAGAGGATCGTGTTCTTGATGGCGCCGCTCTTGCCCCGAGCAACATCAACGATGAACGAGACGTAGAGGATCCGCAGCAGCTTCTTAGCCAGGGTGTGCCGGCCGATGCACCAGGCCAGAAGCAGACCAACCACCGTCGACTTCGCGGATCCCCGCGGGCTGAGCAGGCAAGAGTTGGGCCCAGCGATGTCGAGCAGGTGCTCATTGCTTTCGCCGGTCACCAGCTCCCGGTGCCACTCGAGCATGTGCGCGGCCGGCGGTTTGCCCATCGCCGCGCAGAAGGCGCCAAAGTCCTCCCGAGCCTGCTTGACACGCTCGCTGACAGCCTCGACCTCACCCTTGGTCTGCGGGACGCGCCGCGCCGTTAGCCGCCCGGTGCGCTTGTGTGCCCTGACGAGCGCAAGGTCTGCCATAGCAGTCAGCGTAGCCGCGCGCTAACGCTCGTCGTTCATCTGGCTCCAGAACGCCTCAAATCCCTGCTCCAGGGCTGCCTTCATTTCGTCGTTGTCAGCGAACATGTCCTGCTGGATCCGGAGCAGTCGATCGGCCCCGGTCAGCAGCAACCCGCGCCGGTCGACGGTTCGGGTCATGCGTTCAACTTCGACCAGGTGCCCGCGCATCTCTTTCGAGAGGGACGCAATGTTGCGGGCCGAATCAGTCGGCCTGGCTGGCCTGGCACTTTCCTGATCGTGATCGACGATGACATCGGTGTCCCGCAGGGAGGCAATGTCGCTCTCAAGCTTGATGGCCTCAGCCAGCAACATCTTGCGCCGGTCGAGCCGGGGGTAGCGCTTTTGCAGCCAAGCTTCTAGCTGCAGGAAGTCTCCCTCGTACCCCATCGCCGAGGCGTACATCCAAGTCTGAATCGCCGAATCGCGGCACTCACAGGCGCCCAGGAACCGCTCCCGTTGGCCGTTACCCAGGGACGAGAGGAACCCGGCGACCTCGGGGTGCTGCTCAGCCATAGAACCGCCGGCCGCCTGATGCAATCGCGCCACGGGCGTCACGACGTAGGGCCAGGGTCTCTTCTGTTCCCTGCCGCAGTGTCTCGCGCTGCTCCCGTCCGGTCAGGCCGATCTGCCGTTCTTGACTGTCGTAGCCGTATTTCTGGGCGTCGGCCGAGTATTTGACGCCTTCCACCTGCCTGTCGGCCGAATACTTAGTGCCCTCCACCTCTTTGTCGTAGCCATAACGCGTGACGTCACCCCTCTGCTTATCGAGCTTGATGTCGGCATCGCTTTGCGACTTAATGCGCCGGTCCTCTGCCTCAGAAGCAATGCCTTGTGTGCTGCGCTGGTAGTCAATTGCCAAGGGGGTCATCGCCTTGGCGTAGCTGACATCAGATTCGCGTTGTGCGGTCGACTTCAAGACGTTATACGCCAGGTCTGCTCCAGCCGCGCCAACCGTTGGGTTGTCCTTGTTGCTGTCCAACCAACCTTTTGCAGAAGCATTGAAGCTATCGCTCATCCCGTAGAAAGAGCTTGGCGTGTTGAACGTTTGTCGAGCTTTTTGCTCTTGCTCCACCTTCTGGCGATCTTCTTCGGTGCGCCTGTTGTCGGCGTCCGCGGCCTCCCGCTTTTGCCTTTCAGCTACGGCTGCCCATTCGGCGGCCTGAGCTCTCGCCGCTTCCCTGCGCTTAGATGCTGCTGACATGGCTAAATGCGGCTCGCGAGGTAGGCCAGACCAAGACCCTTGACGAGGTCAAAGCCTTGCCGGATGGGACTGGGCTTGCTGGACTGCATGATCCGTTCAGCTGCCGCAAGATAGTCCTGCCTCCCGGTTCTTTCGCTGCTGAGAATTTGATTCAGGGCCGAGTTGTTGGGGTCCGAGCCAACAAGCATCCCAAGCTGCGCAGTCTCGCCGCCCAACAACCCCTGCTGCAGTCTGAACGTATTGTCGAACAGTTGCCCCCGGGCGCGGCCCTGGATCTCCGCCAACGCTTCGGCTTCGGTGATTCGGTGCTGGCTCGTCCTGTCCAGCTTTCGAATGTCGTCGCTGGTCGTCGAGGTGTAGAGCTGGCCAGCAAATCCGGCCTGGGCGCCGATCTTTCTGATGTCGTTGCCGGTCGTCGTGGTATCAAGCTGGCCAGCAAGGTTCGTTTTGTGGGTCTCGCCGGTCATGGTCCTGCGATTCTCAGCGTCCAGCCCGGGCTGCGTGGCTGCGCTGACGGCTGCTGCCTGTCCAGGCAGTCGCTCCAGTGACCGGTCCAGGCGATCGTATCGCTCGTTTTCGCTCTGCTGACTCCGCTGCTCCTGCCGCTCTTGCTCCTTAGCGACCCTGCGTTCCCGCTGGGTCTCGCGTTCCCGCCCTGCCTGCCCAAAGGCGTCGCTGATCCTGCTCACCCTGCCAGCGGCGCGTTCGGCAGTGTTGGCTAGTCCCCTTCCCAGGTCAACTATCGGTAGCTGGAAAGGCATGACATCGACATCCTGTGGGCCGATTCTAGGCGACGTCCGTAAGCCGTATCAGGCGTGGGCTATTGGCCCAGGAGGGTGATGCCCATCTCCGTGGCGCCCCTGGCTCTCGCTGACCAGGGGTCAAGGAGTGTGCGCGTCTGATTCAGCCCGGCCACAGTGCCATTGACCCCCTGAAGGATCTCCTGCGATGTCCTTGGTGCGGCGGCGCCCATGAGCTTGGACACGAAGTCCGCGGAGCCAGCAAAGCGATCGCCCGAGCCTCCCGCAATCCCCTGGGCCGCAATATCAAACAGGCCTGTTCGTAAGGCATTTTTTGTCTCCAGCCTGGTCTTAAGGGTGAGATAGTCTCGCTCGCCTTGCCTGGCTGCTTCTTCGCGGGCGAGCATGCTGCTGCCCTGGAGCCGAGTCGTATCGAGGAGGTTCTTGGCGTTGATTTCAGCCAGGCGACGTGCACTCTCGCGTTCAGCGTCACTGTTTGAGCGTTGCTGAAACGTGGTGTCCCCAAACGGCCTTGGCGCGTTGGCAAGCAGGTCGCCAAATGACGAGGGGCTGAGGACAACCATCAGCCCAGACCTCGTCCAGCGATCGCCCCCAGCATGCTGGTGAAATTGGGATCCCGATAGGCGCCCGGTACGCCCTGAGCGCCCTGGAAGAGCGCTTGGGCGTACAGCTGCCTGGCCTGCAGGTCAGCGGCAAGTTGAGCCTCCCGTTGATTGTTTTCCGACTGGGCACGCATGGCTGCTTGCTGCAGCGGCAGGGCCTTCCAGCCAGCCTGAGTCTGTGCGTCCGCCATCGACTCGTAGCGCCGCCGGTTGGCGTCGATCTCCTTGGTCACGGGGTCGTTGAATATGCCCGAGACAGCGTCGAAGGCGTTCCGGCCGGCGCTGCCACCGAGGCCAGTACCCAGGGCACCACCGATGCCAGCGCCGATCGCTCCGCCAAGGCCGGGGATCGGGATCAGTGCTTGTCCGATGGCGCCACCGGCCATCATGCCCAGTGCGCCACCACCCGCCGCTCCGAGCCCGCCGCTCAGGTTGCCGCCGGGATTCGTGGGGTCGGCGCCCAGCTGTTCCATGGCGCCGATGGCAACGGGAACCCCAGCCAAGAGAGCGCCACCAAGTCTGCCGCGAGGGCTCTTCAGGAAGCTGAGAATATCGCCAGCAAAGCGCATCTTGTCACCGTTGCTGTTCGGGGGATTGTTCGGTCCGGAGCTCGCAGAGCCGGGAGCCGACGGAATGTCGTACGACTGGTCAGCCCTTGACAAGCCGTAATGCAGGTACGGGTCGGGGCCTCCCGGGTAGTAATTCGCCACGTTCGCTCCAGGAGACCCTTTTGCTCGATTCTAAGCAGTCAATCCGACAGCCTCGTCAAGCATGTACCTCGGTCGAGTCGGCTCCGTCCAGGGCAGGACCTCGCTGCAATTCACGACCTGGGCATCGAGCTTGGGGCAGTAGACAAACCGCGAAGCGCCCGGCCGGGGGTCGATACACGCCGTGCAGGTGAGGACGTAGTCAGAGTTGTGCTGCCGGTCCGGCCACTCGACAGGATGCCCGTGTTGCGGGTCGATGGCGCCGTACCTCTCCCGGTCGTACGGCACGTCAAACTCCTCGATGTAGCGCCAGATGTCCGCGTGGCTCCAGTGCCGCAAGGGGAACAGCGCCAGGGCCCCATCGACCCGCATGGCCGCGTCGGCACCAGTGCCAGCCGCACCGCCCAGGACGATGTCACTGTCGCAGCCCTTGTGCCCGACCCAGAAGGCCTGAAACGGCGTGTGCATTTCCAGCCGCTCCTGTTTCGGGCGGCGAGCCATGTCAACTGCACAGGCCCAGGGTTCTTCGGGGCCGCTGGAGGGGCCTTCGCCGCGGTGCGTGATCCCTGTGGGGCACGAGAAGTTGCCAGCGTCGAGCGTGTAGACGTTCTGCAGCTCGAACTCATTGCCGGTCACCTGAAAAGCCACCATGGCTGGGTGCCACGAGATCACCTGCAGCCCCCAATCTCGGATCAGCTGGTCGTGAAACGAGTACCGCCGTGGCTGCCAGGGCTCACGAAAGAGAATCAGCGGCAGCTGCAAGCCGGCTTCGCGCAGCAGATGCAGCAGCACCATCGAGTCCTTGCCGCCGGACCAGAGGATTGCGCTCAGCGGAGCCTGACGGGCCCAGCGCTCAATCGACTTCCTGGTATCCGCCAGGAGGGGCCAAGACTCTTCCCTCATTTCAGATGAGGGCAATGCCTGCTGTGACGGCCGCTCCAACGCCCGTCGAGACGGCAGCCCCGGCGGCGGTCTTGACCAGGTCCATACCCAGGTTGGACTGCTTCGGAGCCTGCTGCTGATAAGACTGTTGCCCCTGCTGCTGCGCCTGCAGCTTCCGCTTCCCCGCTATTTCGTAGGCCTTGACGCGGCCATCGTTCTTGATCTTTTCAATTTGGTAAGCGTTGTCGAGGTCGTCCTGATCTTGCTGGGCGTCGCTGAACCTCGTGTCTCCAAAGACCTTGGAGGCTCCGCTCGGTGCAAATGGATCAAACATGACTCAACCGAGGAGGGAACCTTTCATTGAGAACCCCGTCTTCCACGCGGTCTCCATTGGGTTGGACGCGGTCTTCGGCTGAAACAGTGACCCAATACCTCGGCCAAGGGCACCACCCACTGCATCGCCAATGACGCCACCGGTCTGTTGAGCCAGTGACGACCAGGGCCCCTGGCTGCTGCCCTTGCCCGGGCTGGGAGCCGTATTGGCATTCCCTTGGCCAATTGCGCTGTACATCGCGGCAGCTTTGTCGACCCGCTGACCGTCCTCTGCGACGCGGCGCTGGGTCTGCGCCCGCTGCAGCGCCTGCAGGCGGTTGCCGAATGGACTCTCGCTGTAGATGGAGGAGCTACTGGCCAACTGGCTTGCACCATGCCTGCCCAGGCAGTCTAGGGGAGATCAGGTCGCTGGCCCGTGGCTGGAGCGATCAGTGCCGCTGCCCGGCGCGCTTCCTCTTCTTCCTGGCGATTTTGCTCCAGGTTGTTGGCCCGGCGGATCTGCTCCAGCAGCATGGCGCCCGCGCCGGTAATGCCCAATCCTGCCGAAGCACCCAGAACCGCCCCCTTGAGCAAGGGGAGCTCTACCTTGTCGAGCTGGGCCGCGTGTGCCCGGGCTGCCTCGTTGTGGATCTGCGTGGCTTCTTCGATCGTGAACTTGCCATTCAGTGGCCCGAAGACCCCGACCTCCTGTCCGTCCCTCTTCCCGCCGCTGACTCGGGCTCGATCGGTCCCCGTGCCATGGCGCTTGGCGTCCGCAAGGAGGCTGCGTGCTTGCTTGAGTCGCTCCTTGGTGCCAAGGATTTCGTCTTTCTCAAAAGGATCGAGTGCGCCTCTGGCATTCAGCCGACTGAACTCTCCCTTTGCGGCAACCCCGCGGCCTGCCATCCGGATCCCCTCTCGCATGCCGGCAATCCCGCCAATAACCGGCAACAGGCCGGTCAGAAGTGGGATTGACTTGCCGACGAAGTTGACTTCCGGGCCATTGACTCCCTCCGGAGTGAACTTGATCATCGACTTGTCCCCGTGCAGGAACGCTTTGTACGACTCGTATTCACCCCTGGAGATGTCCGGTCGCTCTTGGACGAACTCGTCGTACGGCAGCAGGGAGCCGGTACGGCCGACTGCGCGCATGGCAGCCTCCGCCAGGGGGTCGGAGCTCTGCCGCTTGTCCTCTTCGCTTGGCAGCACGGCCGAATAGCCGGGTTGGCGGAACAGGGTCCCGGTCGCGGCAGAGGCACCCAGGATGATCGGAAACGCCGCCGCAAAGCGCAGGTGATTCCGTGACATTGGGGCGCCTGGAGGCGCGTCAAACCTGTTTTCCCTGAGCGGCTCCCTGATGTCCTCGATGGACCCGTGGATCGCCATCCGGCCGCCGAGGTTGGATGCAGCCTCGTAGGCGTTGAGGAACCACCAGATGTTCTGGAGCCCCTGGGTCGTCACATCCTTGGCGGCCAGACCAGCAATCTGGGCAGCTTGGCGGCCGATGGTGCCGGCCCTCCCGGGCGTGCGGGGCATGCCGCTCAGCTCGGGGTACTGCCCGATCCGCGTCGTGCGCTCCCTGACTTCGGGCTCCCGAACTCGCAGCTCGTCGAACTCGTTGTTGATCTCGTCCCCGTAGCCGCCGACCGCGATCTTCTTGCCGCGGACGTCAAACTCAAAGCGTGGGGCCACCTGCCGCGCGGCATCGATCAGGCTCGACTGGCTCAGCAACCACGCCAGGGGGTTGGCATCGGAGCGATGTTGCGTGGGGTGCTGGTTGCCGGAGCGGAAGTCCGGGACGCTGGAATAGGCCCGCCCAAACACCTGGGCAGCTTCATCGAGTCGGGGGCGCAGGTTCTCCCAGCTCCAGCGATTACCTGGCATGCCGCCAGCCATCAGACCATGCCTCCTTCCATGCCACCGCCAAGGAATGGCAGTTGCATCCCGGGCGGGAACATGTAGCCGCGGATCCCGGCAGCGACCAGGGCCTCCCGGCGGATCTCTTCGTCACGAGCGGCCAACTCGTCACGCTGCTCATCGCTCATGCGCTTTTCGAAGTCCTCGTAGGCGCTGGTCGCAAACGGCCTGGGCACAAAGCCATATCCAAGCAGTTCGGTACCCATTTCTGAGGCACCCTTGATCCCTGCGGCCATCTCATGGCCAAGGGGAGCCCCCATGCGGCGAGCGCCGCCAACAACGCCATGGCCAAATCCACGGCCCAGGGTCTGCAGCATCAGGCCGCCGGCCAAGTCTTCTGCGCCGGCTCCGAAGCGAGTCAGGTTGTCAGTCCCCTCCGGTTGGTTCATGGCCGTCATGCCAGCAAAGGCCACGTTGGGCACGACGCTCATCATCCACTCCGCCCCGGACTGGGGGAGGACCGCCCTACCGACGCGGCTCCCGGCCAATCCCCTAAGACCTTGCAGTGCTTGAGCGGCGAATCTCATGGGGATTAGGCGAGGGAGCTTGCAGGGTGAGCCAGCCCGGCGTTGACGTCGAACGCCTGCAGGCGTGCCGTGTAGTCGTCAAAGTGGTTGCGGTACCGGTTGGACGCGTCCGCAAATTCCCCTTGCTGGCCAACCTTCCCAAAGTTGCTGGAAGCCGACTTGACGGGGGTGCCTTCAACAGAGGTCATCGCAACGTCACCCTTGCGCTCCTCTTCGAGGCTGGCGGCGTTGAGGGCCGCCACGAGTTGATCGCCTGCAAAGCGATTGCGGGTAGAGCTCCTCACGGCTGGTCCTCCTCTGGGGTCATGCTAGGCGGGGCGAGACTGAGTCCCGGCCGATCACGAATAGGCGGTGCCAGGCCTGGATCGTTGGGGGCCGTAGACCGCCCAGCTACCGGAGGGGCTGAGCAGGTCCTGCAGGTAGGCAGCGCGTTCATTTTCGGCGTCCGCCTGTGTCAAGGCGCGGAAATCTCGGCGTGCTTGCAGCTCTCCTTGAGGGGAGATCGACGCAAGCTTTGCCTTCCGCGGCGAGTAGTTTGGCTGTCTTGGCGCGTTGTACCGGTCGCCTCGCTGCCCCCTCCATTGACCCTCTTCGGGGGCCAGCCATGGAGCGGGGCTGTTCCCCAGTCCTTGCACTTGTTCGCGCCCGGTGACAAGACCAGGCCTGACGATCTGGGCGACCCTGCGAGCGATCGCCATGTCGTCGATGGGCGCGCCAGTCGCCTGAGCAAAGGCGCTCTCGGCGACCTGGGCCGCGTGTCCAGGCGATAAGTTTCCAAGGCGCTGGGCCAGCCGTATGAACGGCTCCAGCGCAGCCTGACGCCCAGTGATCGGACCATCGGCATCGCCGGCGCGCTCTAGCACCCTGTACCCCAGATTGCTCGAGCCTTCGTTGCTGCCAATCTCGACAAGATCGCTCCACCCGGGCTGGCGCTGCGTCACTCCAAGCTCTTCGAGTAGCGCGTCTTCGTCGAAGTCCTCAGGCCCGGGCGGGTAGAGCTCAGGCCCGAGCGGGTAGAGCCCCTGATTCCGCTCGGGCAACAGTTTGGCCAGGCTTGGGCTGGCCGCCAGGGCTTTGTCGCCACCACTGGCCGCGAGGATGTCGAGTAGGGGGGTCCCCGACAGTTCCGACTGAGGGACTGCAGCTGCTTCGGCGAGAACCGCGGCGCGCTGCTGGTCCATCCGGCTGCGGATGTCGCGGGTCCTTGCGGAGCCCGAGAGACGAGGCTCCGCCTGCCGTGAAGTCCTTGACCAGAGCTCCCTGAGCGTCCGCGGCCCCGTCTGCTCCGGCTTCCTGGGGGCAAGTCGCTCGAACCCTGACTGAGGGTCGATCCCTCTCAAGACACCCGGTATCGGCTCCTGGACAAAGTGAGCGTTGTTGGCCAGCGTTTGAGTCGCTTGCCGGAGCTGCTCCAGCTGCGTTTCGCTCTGTCTGCCGGCCGCGCCGCGCGGCACGGCCTGGCCTAGCGCGATCGAGAACGCCCCGGGGTTGACAGGGTCCATGAATCTCTCGATCCCTGCACCTTGCCCCGCAAACCCTGGCTCGGCACCGGTGTACCTTGCGATTTCATCCAGAAGGCTGATCGTTGTCCAGCCCTCTGGGTTGAGATCTTGCCGCTCTGCTATGGCTTTTCTGACTGCTGGCTGATTGGACAGCAGGTCGATGCCTGTGTGGGCCTTGGAGAAGCGACCGCTGTTCCATTCGTCGCTCCCGACACGGATCATGCGCGAGCTGGGCTCAGGGGTTCCGGTGTTGACGCCACCGGCGGCAACGATGGTTGGCCTCACCAGGTAGCCGGAGTCTCCCCAGCCCCCCAGGGTGCCGCCTGGGCCGGCTTCGTACTTGGAGAGGAACGGATTATCGGTAGGGGTGATCGAATATCCCCCTTGTCTGGCAGCCTCGAGGACCTGAGCAGAGACGTAGCGTCCCATCTTTGAGTTGTCACCAGCGACTTGGGCTTGGCTGACTGGATCGACATCGACGTCCCTGGCAAATCCAGTGGCCTGGTTGAACTCTTTGAGCAGGGCGTCGTAGTTTCTGTTCATGGGATGCCCAATTCTGTAAAGGGGCTCGCCCGATTCGCCCCTTGCCTGGTACAACGGCACCGCTGTTGTTACCAGAGGCTTGCGCTGGCTGATCGCTTCAGCAACCTCGGGAAGATTGAGCCCAAGGAACATTGGATGATCCGGCCTTTCGGTTACAACAACACGGCCAATCCGGGTGCCGCCCTCTGACGCCTTTTGCGGGTCCTCGGGGATGAAGCGCTCAGACGTCAGAACCTCCTCGGGGCGGCTCAAGAGCGGAGTCTTGTGCCTGTCCAGCAAGAACTGAGTGAACTCGGGCAGCCTGACTTCCTTTTGCCTGTCCCAGGCAGCCGTGCTATCGGGGTCCATGTCCCGAGTCAAGACGACCATTGAGGGATCGACCCATGCCCCACCGGGCTGCCACTCGCCCTGCGGCAGCCGGGACGCGCGAGTGGGGTTTTGATTTAGCTCTCGGGACGCAAGGTTCAGTGCACCGCCGTACTCTCTGTAAAGTCGGCCCCCTTTGGCGTCTTTCCGGCCTACTTGGCCTGCGCCAAGCTCTCCATCTAGGTAGCCATCAGATCGGGGTCCACGAGGCTCCGGAGGGTTGACTCTCCGCGAGTCGCGCCCTTGACGCTTCCTGTCGATAGCGCGCATGGCACGCCATTGCCTGGACTCTCCGCGATCGTATCCACGCAAATCCTCAGGCGTTGCAATATCTTCACCGCCAAAAGAGACAGCCGGATCGCGCATTGGAGCGTACCGGCGCTGCTCCCTTGGCAATCTGTCAGTAAGGTCGGCTTCCCTTTGACTGTTGTATTTCAGGAGATCAGCATTGGTAACAGCAAGGAAATCGGAACCGTCTGGATTCAACTGAACTAGGACCCCTTGCTCGCCTAGTGCGCCCGGTTCTCCCCTCTGGTTTGCGTATTCCCAGACGTCAGACCTGTAACCGGGTTGCGTGAACACCCCAGACCCTTCCCCTATCTCGGTGGAGACGGCCGCAGCGGAGGGGTACGCCTTGACTTCGTAGTCGGATCCAGCGGCTGCATCGATGTCAGCACGCGTAACACGCTTCCCTAGCGGCGTCAGCACTTGCCTGCCCAGGGGGTCCCGCCCGCGGAGGGCAAGAGTTCCGTCCAGAGCGCCCTTGCGGATTGCTTCTGTGATTGATTGGGACTGCGCTCCGCTTTCCCGACTGAACGCGGCAAATTTGGGCAGTCGAACCACGCGATCTTCGTCGGGCATCGCGGTGTAAACGCTTCCCTGAGGAGCTCCCTCCGTTGCCGCCTGGATAGCGCGCGCCGTGTCATCTACTGCCTGGTTTGCGTACGTTGCAGGGTCAAACAACAACCCTTGGCTGGAGTAGCCAGACCGCCGATCGGCGCGTTCGCTCCGTCCAGGGCCGGGGCTTTTGCTCCAGGTCGCCCACGGGGTTGGTTTTGGTGGTTTGCTTGAGTCGAACTTTGACGGTTGGGGGTCGTAATACGCGGGAGCGTGCCTGATCGGTTCAAACAGCGCGCGAGCCGCGTTTTCCTCCCCGAAACCGGGCATCCCGGGCGAGGCGGGGCCCTTGGGCACCGAGCCAAATGCTTTGCGGGGCTCTCCGATGTCGCGAATCCCACCAATTCGCCGGCCGATGCCCCCATCGCGACCCGCCATTGCTTGCTTGCCCCACGAATTGCCGTCAGATCAGTCTATCGGTGTTGTTTGCTAGGGCTTGCGGAGCGCTTGAGCGCGTCATTATGCGTTTTCGCACTACGATTCAAGGACCTGAAGCAAAAAAGGGCTCCTATAGGACCTTCAATTTTTTGTTGCGGCGCGCGACAGACATCAAAACCCACCCCAAGCGAGCAAGATTGCGGGAGGAAAAAAAAAGAGTGCAGTTGCGGCCAAGATGCTGGGCACGCATGCGTCCATTGCCTATTAATAGCAGGCACCAGCAGCAAGAGCAGGCGCCGTAGCAGCGCGCATGGCGCCTCAGCAGCAGCACACGCCATCCCCACGCAGCTCGTGCTATCCACACGCCTCGTAGGCGCATGCACGCGCTACTCACGCGCTCGCTTACGCACACCGCAGCGCTGCAATCGCAGCCTGCGATCTCTCCTGCAGCTGCAACACACGCGTCTGCAACACACGCAGCGCCTGCAGCGCACACGCACACACACTCGCTACACATCACTTCCTATTCCTTCTACCCTCTTACTCATTCTCTACCTATCTCAACGCCTCAAACCCCCTCCAACGCAGTCACTCTCCACTGCTTCCTTAATAGCTCACCTGCACACTCGCTACGCGGGAGCACGCTCGCCACACACACTCCACGCACGCTGCGTAGGGGGCAGTAGTGGCATTGGTGTGCTCACTCAGCAGTGCACGTGCCTGCTGTGCAGCATACACGCTCCAGCAACCACTTGGTTTCGCTTATGCGCAATCAAGGGGGTTCAAATGAGCTCACTCAGCAGTGCACATGTTTGTTGAGCAGCTCATGTCCTCTCTTGGCCCAGCGCAAGCCGGCTTCGCTCATGCTCCGCATCATTTCCTTCGCTCAAGACAACCCCAAGACTTACTTGGCCGGATGTCTTGCATTCGGGACCCTCCTCCGCCTGGCCATGTGCCACGGCAACTTGGATCTCTTCATGGATCCCCTCTATCCGCTCATCCACCGCTAGTGCCACATCTGGCACCCCCGTCTCGCCCCTGGTCCCGCACACGCGGATCAGGGGCTTTTTCAGTGAGCTCACTCAGCAGTGCACATGCCTGTTGAGCGGCTCAGGGACCTCTCGCCCCGGTGAAAGCCGGGTTCCCTCAATGGCTACCACTCAGACCAAGGCCGCTCTCGCCGAAGCCCTCGAGGCTGCCACCAGCCGCATCAGCGAACTGGAAGCCCTCATCGCTGCCGCCCAGAGCGAGCAGCAACAGCCAACCGCTGCCGCCCATCTGGATCAGGTCCTCTGGATCCAGCGCAAGCCGCTCGCGGAGCGCACACCTGACGGCAAAGGCAACATTGGCTACACCCGCAGCGGAATGCTCACTGTGCGCTTCGCCGCGCAATACGCCTCCCTCGACAAACGGACAGGCACCCGCACCTTCGGCGTCTGGAAGTTCTTCACTTCCTACGGCGAAGTCGCCCAGCAGGTCATCGACCTGATGCGCACTGAAGACCGCCTCGTCCGAGTCCAGGCCTACGAAGAGCCCTGGTCCAGCGCTCAAGACCCCAACGCTCGCAACAGCGACTGGGTCGTACGAGGCTTCAACCCTATCGGCCGCGGCGCCGGCACTCCCCCGGAGCTGCCGCCCGTGCCCGCCAAAGCCGCCCCTGCTGCAGCACCCGCTGCCGCAGCGCCTGCCCAGCCCCAGCTGGCACCAGTCGCCTTCTGAGGCACACGCCCCCGGCTCCGCCATCTGGCGGGGTTCGGGGGCTTTTTTATTGGCCCCACTCAGCAGTGCACATGCCTGTTGAGCGGGCGCCTGTCCTCTCTCATCCCGGCGAAAGCCGGGGCGTTTTGTCATGACCGAATCCCGGCTCTATGACCTCTCCCAGCAACTCCGCCTGCTGGCACGCCGTGACTGCCATCTCTCAGCCCATGGCAGCCTTCTCAACGGCTCCGTCGACCGCAAGGTCGAGGACGCCCGCGAGGAACTCCTCGTTGCCCTGGAACTCATCCAGGACCGCCAAGCTCTAGACGTCCAGCACCTGGACGCCATCGACTACTGCCAGGCCCTTGCCTGGCGCAACCGCCATCAGATCCAGGCACTCCGCCGCCAGTCGGAGTTCGAGCAACGCCTGGAAGCGCAAGCTCCACGGCCACTCCGCCTCGAGGCCGCCTGACCCCCTCATACCGGGGTAGTGCCACATCTGGCACCCCCGGTGTGCTTCATTACCGACCGCTCTAGCTGACAGTCCCTGCTACCCTCCCGCAATTCGCCCGGGCACTGCCCGGCTTACAACATGACACCCGCTTCCGCGGGGCGCCTCGCCGGCATTGCCTGGCGACACAGCGCCCCTGTCTTCTTCCTTGCCTGGGCTCTCGCCCGGGCACTCTTCGCCCTCTTCCTCCTGACCGGCGACGCCATTTGGCAGCGCCGTCAGAGCATCTTCCAGGGCATCCTGCACGCCCTGGTACACGCCTACGTGGCCGCTGAGGCCACCTACCACGCAGGCCGCCGCGTCAGGGCCCGCCTAGGCGCTCATGGCGCCCTCAGCGGTACCTCCGCTGCCCAGGCTCCCCAAGTCCTGCGCCTGGCGCTCCTGCGCTTCCTGGCGCGCCGCTACGGCTGGAGGCTGGCGTGATCACCATCACCGCCCCCAACGGCCAACTGCTCGCCGACCAGCGCGGGCAGTTCTTTTACTCCCACAAGGGCCAGCTCGTCTCGGTTCCGCCGACCTCCTGTCGCTGGGACCTGGCCGACATGGCCCGCCTCTGGGGCGACATGTGCGCCGTCACTGGCAACCCATACGTCCTCTCCATCAGCCCTGGCTGACACCTTCCCGTTGCCCCGTCTGACGCCTCCTACCCTTGGTGGCGTCATGAGACGGGGACTCGCTCTTGCTTGGCCTGCCCAGGCGAGAGCTTTCATCCTCCCCACCCCCATGGTCAAAACCTTCTCCATCTTCATTTCCGGCGTCGTTGGCGTCGGCATGATTGCCGGCGCAATCGCCGACTACCGGGCCCTCCGTCTGGAGGCCCAGGCCGGGATCCCCGTCCCGGAATGCGCCAACATCAGCCTCCTTAGGCCCCCCTGCCGCTGACCTCTCGACCATCCATTGCAGCCGATCGCGGTCAATCAGCAGGTCGCCCCTGACCCAGCTGATCACGCAGTTCGGTAACACCTGCTCCTCTGGCACCGGCGGCTGCCAGCTGTACCAGCTGTGCTTGCACCGGCGACACCTTCGCCAGCGAATCCGACCGCCTTCTAGGTCGACCGCTGGACGACTGGTGACGCAACCAGCCAAGCCGTTGCACCGGGAGCACCTCACTGTCACGCTGCCTGACTGCCATAGCGGTCAGACAGTTTACCCCCCTCTCGCCTCATGATTCTCGAAATCTTTTGCGGCCACGAGGCCTATGGCCCCGCCATGGGCAGCGCCAGATACCTCAGGCGCCTTGCCAGGGCCTTCCAGCGCGTTCACCCGCACGCTCGCGTTGTCCTCTCCCCAGAGGACGGCTACAGGCCCGCCCAGCTGGCCCTCTTGGCCGCCATCGCCGATCAAGGCGAGCGCGACATGCGCGAGCTCATGGAGGCCCCATGACCACACAATCACTCTCCCTCCGCCTGGCGGACGACCTCGCCGCCAATCCCCTGACCTGGCCGGGGCTCTACCCCCGCTACGGCGTCACCAACGACGGTCAAGCGCTCTGCCCCGACTGCTGCCGGACGGAGCGCAAGTGGATCGCCACCACCACCGGCTCTGACGGCTGGTGCCTCATCGACGTCTCCGTCGACTGGGGCGATAGCGACATCAGCTGCAGCCATTGCAGCAAGCCAATCCTCGAGGCCTGCCTTGAGGAACCCCAGGTCGGCACCGACGCGCCCACCGTTGAAGAACGCAACTCCCTCACCCTCGCCTACGCCCAATGAACCCTGCCATCAAGACCCAATGGGTCGCCGCCCTTCGCTCCGGTGAATACCAGCAAGGCAGAAACTTCCTTCGCACCGACGAGGGCTTCTGCTGCCTAGGGGTCCTCTGTGACCTGGCCGCCAAGGCCGGCATCGGTGTGTACTGGAGCAAGCCCGCCGCAGCACCCACTCTCGACGGCCGCGTCTACGACGACGTTCAAGCCTGCTGCGACTCAACTGGAATCCTGCCTGCGGCCGTCATGTGCTGGGCTGATCTCGACACGGACTCTCCCGAGGTAACCGCTGTCAATGGCCTAAACATTGACGTGACCACCGACGGCGATTCCAACGTAATCCCGCTGGCACGCCTCAACGACACGCATCTGTTTGATTTTTCCATCATCGCTGACCTCATTGAGGCTCAATTGTGAAGCAGATCTCCTACACCGAACTTGCGTCTCACTTCCACCCCGAAGTGCACGACAGCCTCAAGCGCGTCGCCTGCCACCCAGGCGCTACGCACCTGGTCTTGTTCCAGAACCAGGCTCTTGATTCATCTGCCCACGGCCTCTGCTCTGCGTTGGCTGTGGGCCCCGGCTGCACCCGCGCCTCCCTCGAGGAGGCGTATGCCGGCCACCTGAATGACCTGCCGTCCCAGCGGCAATATCCCATCGCCCATTGCGAGCTGCCCCATGCCGCATGACCCCCTCTGGTCCGGCTGGTTCGATGGCCGCACGGCCATTCGTGACCTGCTGGCTGACTGTATCAAAGACTGCTCGGCTCGCGAAAGCGACGTCAGCGAAGCTGTTGACCACTGGGTCAAGAAGCTCCAGCTCGAGGCCCCACCCTGGCTGCTGCGCGAGCACCTCCGCGGCACCGGGGGCTACGAGCCCTGGCAGCTCTGCGATCACCAGGCGAACCTGCGTCGCCTGCTCTTTTCCTGGGCCTGCGACTGCCGCGAGAGCGGTCTCAACCTTCCCATCTATCTCGCTCGATGACGGCCCGCTCTGCGCCTTTCCTCTGCACCAGCATCTTCACCTGCGGTGTCTGCCTGGCGGATCTCGTCGACCGCAACACCGCGGACCACTCCTTCTACCCCCAGGCCTGGATCCCTGGGCCCCACCCATCCCCTGCGGCGGTTGAGCTCCACGAGCTCCGCCGCTGGCAGACGCTTGCTAGCACACCATGAACTCCCCACTGCCGCGAGAGCGGCCTCAGCCTCTCACTCTCAAGGTAGAAGCCACCGGCGCCACCGACGACGACTTGCTCATCGCTCTCGACGAAGTCAAGCGCCTCATCTCTGAAGGCTTCAGCTCAGGCTTCGGCTCCAACGAGAGCGGCTCTTTCAGCTTCGAATACAGCGACACCGCCTGGAGACAAACCAATGAATCTTGACTTCGACGCCGACCTCGGCGCCCCCGGGGCTCCGGCGTCCCGGCGCTTCGTGTTCATCACTCGAACAATCGGCCCCTCTGGCGGCCACGCCCTTGACGCTATTGCCGACGACGGCACTGCCTGGTACGCCGTGCTGCAGCGTGGCGCCGGCCTCAGCGTCTCGTCCTGGCAGCCGCACCCGCCTCTGCCGCCGATCAACTGAACACCGGCTCGGCCACGCCTAATGACCGGGGGACAGCTTCCTCTTGGATGTCCGCCACCCGGCCAGCGCGGGCGCGCATCAGTTCTCTAACGCGCTCGCCCTCGGCGTTCCAGCCCATCGCAGGCAGCGCAAGGCCTCTCACTAGGGCCTCTTGCCATAGAGCTGCCTCGATCAACCCAGCCAGATCAATCTGGTCCCCCGCAAACCTCTCCACATCAGGCGAGCGGGCTGTTCTCTGTCCTCTCGCCTGTCGTCGAGCCCTCCTGCAAGAACCCCATCAACTGCAACAACTGCTGGGCGGGCGCTGTCAACAGCGCACCGCCACCCACGATCGCCGTCGGCAACACGCCGCGACGGACGTAATCGTTCGTTGCGATCCCTTCGTTGATCATCTCCATCGTGCCGCGACCTGTCCAACCACCCTGCCCGCGACGCATGTCGGGGGCGTACTGGCTGGCAATCCTGGCGCGGCCCTTTTGATTGCCCAGGGCGCTCTCGATCCCCGCAACGGCATCAGCCGCCGGAGGAGCGAAGCCCCTGGTAATCCGCTCCATGATCTGCGAGCGGTACTTCCCTTCGGTATCGCCCTGGATCATCGCGGTGTTCCGCGCAATCCCAGCAGCCCTGTCCCCTGCTTGGCGCTTGGCTGCCTCCTCGGCAATCCAGGCGTCAAGCCCAGCAAGCTTGCCCTGAATCTGACCCCACATGGATAGCACCTCGGATCGTTCGATTCTAGGTGGATCTTTGTGGGTCCACTCAGCAGTGCACATGCCTGTTGAGCCCCTTTATCTCTCTGTTTGGAACAAGACCATGCCCATCATCGCTTTTGGCCCCTTCGAAATCCGCCTCAACTCCGGCACCACCGGCGTCAACTGGACCGACACGGAGCTTGCCTTCGTGACCGGTCGTAACGGCGCCGGCTTCGCGACACGAGAAACCGCACTTCGCGCCGGCTTCAAGTCCGAGCACCTGCTCGAGCTCGCCGGTGAGGACGACACCAACGACACCAAGGTCGTCAACGGTGCCACCTACCACGGCAAGCGCAGCACTGGCTTCGACGGCAAGGACTACGTCCTCTCTGCTGAGCAAATCGCCGCACGCGCCGAGTACCGCAAAGCCATGCGCGAAAGCCAAAACCAGGCCAAACGCGCCGCCGAGTTCGCCGCAGGCAGCGACCCCTCGATCACCGTCGAGGCCGCACCTGCGGGCTGATCCCTCAGGCCCTGCCACAATCACAGCCTCGGCGTGCGTCCTGCATGCCGAGGCTTCTTTGTGACAACAGTGACCGCCATGGCAAGCTATCGCACCAATGCCGTGCTACACGTCCATCGCCTGCGTGACTGGTCTGCCATCTTGCTTCGTCAAGCAAGGGCCAGTTTCGACGCCGGCGATGGCAGTCAGACGGCCGAGTCCGTCGCTGCCATCCGCGACCTCCACCGCTCGTTCCAGCAACGAGCCCAGCAAATCGACCAAACCCTTTCCCTATGACCATCGCCCCCTCTAAACCCAAAACCCCTTCCCTCTTCCAGATCACCCTGGAAAGCCAGGAGATCGACGGCGAGCTTTCGATCGCCCTAGCCAAGGCCAGCTCCGAGGACCCCGAGGAGCAAGCCGAAGCCGAGGCTCTGATCACCAGCCTGCTCGAGCGGGCCAATGACAGCCAGCGCATGCTGCTTCGCAAGGCCAACGGCATCTGCCAGATCCGCGAGATGCTGCTCGGTAAGGCCGAGTTCCTCCGCAAGGGCGCAGCCGAGCGCATCGCCAAAGCCGAGGCCGAGGAACGCGCCGCCCAGCGCCTGGAGGACTACCTCCTGCGCTGCCTGCAAGCCCTCCACCCCGGACAAACGAAGTTCGAACTGCCCGAGTTCACCATTGTTTCGCGTCCAAGCGAAGCCGTCGAAGTCGACACCAGCCTCGACGCTCCAGACATGCCCGAAGAGTTCACCCGAGTTGAACTCAAGCTCAAGCTTTCAGGCCACGGCAGCACCAGGGCCTGCGACATCGAGCGCCTACTGCGTGGACACCTTGAAGACATGCTCGATGGCTGCCCTCCCGGCACCTACGAGCTGGCCGAGCCCAAGGCTGCGCCCGACAAGACGGCCATCAAGGCCGCCATCAAGGAGGGCGCCACCGTCCCCGGCGCACAACTGGTCAAGCGCCGCTCCTGGTCCATCAAGTGACCGTCAAGTTCCCAATCAAGTTCCCATCAGGCGTCTGCCAAGCATCACCAGGCGCCCAGCAAGTACCCATCAAGTACTTGCTTTCTCGATACCTGCCAAGTATTCGTTTTCCGGGTACTCGCTTCCCCCGGCCCGACTTCCTGCGCGTGACCACGCCGTCGGGCCGGTTCCTGGTCACACCCAACAGCGGCAGAGCACGGCTGGCCCTCAACCAGCTGTGCGATCCCTCCCTGCCGCGTCTCGGTGACGCTCTGCTGCTCTCCCCTGAGCAGGCAGCTGGCGTCACCGCCTACCTCCAGTCCCTCTCCTTCTCTGTAAAGCCATGGCAGTCCATACCATCACCTCGGCCCCCAGGCCCAGCTTCAGGCACAACGGTTACCACTTTGCCTACTACGACCGCGTTGCCCCCACCGGCAAGCAATGCGTGGTTGCCTTCCCAACCAGTCTCGCTGACACCATCAAGCCTGGCTTTCAGTTCGACGAAGCCACCAGTGTCCACTGGGACGACGCTCTCAAGGCGTCTGTCCTCCACTTGGACTTCGATGAGCGCGAAAGCCTGGCTGAGCCTTCGCTCCCTCCTGACCCTGAGTCCGGGTGGGGCGACATTGACTATCCCGCTCCCTCCCCTGCCGAAGTCGAGCTGACTTCCGGCAACAACCACGCAACACCTGCCGCCAATAGCCAGCCAGCCATGCGCGGCCCGGCTCACCGCAAATCGGAAGCTCAGAAGGCTATCGAGCAGGGGGCTCAGCTGCCCGCGGCCTACCTCAAGATCAACTTGGAGGTCAGTCGCTCCTTCCTGCTCCAGCTGCGCCTGATTGGCAACGCCGTTGGCGAACACAATCGCGCAATGATTGCTCAGAAGCTCTGCGCTATTTCGTCCATTCCCTACTACAAACAAATCGGCGTCAACCTCACAGAAGAAGACGTCAACAGCATGACTGCCCTCTGATACCGGCGAATGAGTGCGTTCTTGTGGGTGCACTCAGCAGTGCACATTCCTTGTTCCTTGTTTTCGCTATGGAAGCTCTCCTTGCTCCGCAAGACACCGCTCTTGCTCCTCTCCCCTCGTGGGCTGTTCCGGCCACGCCCGAGCGCAACTACACCACCGTCGGCATCTCTGCTGACGGCCTCCTCTACATCTACGGCGACAGCGCCTCATCGCCAGGTCCCATCCTGCCCAGCGTGCTTGGCGTCGTCGTCGACATCCAAATCAGCCAACACGGCGGTGCCAGCCGCTACGGAGTCCGAGACTACCTGGACCTCCACCTGGGCACCGCCATCCCTGGTGAGTTCGTCGTGCTGCGCTTGCCCTGTCAGGCAAAGCCGCACCTCGATACCAGCGAGCTACAGACCCCGTGGTCCGTACGCTCCCTCGTTGGCGCTCTCCTCCTGCTTGACTTGCAGGAGACAGCGATCAAACTGCAAACCAAGCGCGGGAACACCACCACGTTCTTCCGCGTCTTCCCCCACTCCGCCGAGGGGATCGAGCAACCCGAAGTCCGGGCCGAATCCATCGGACCGGCACAGGGCGACCTCGAGATCGCTGTTAACCGACTGCGCAGCCAGCTCGGTCTCCCTCCTCAATTCACCGAGCCCTTCGTTGATGTCACCTGACCCATCTGTACCGGACCAGATCTCCCAGGAATCCCTGCAACAGTTCCTGCTCAACGCCTCATCAGCAGGTGCCAGGGATCTGCCAATCGGAACCAAAGTTCCTCGGCTGCCGCTTAGCGACCCTGACTTTGGGGCCGCCGACTTGGTCGTCGCCTTGGAACAGCTCCTGGCAGCGGCGGGTGGAGCCAACTCGCTTCACCTCATGCACGCCAGCAGCTTCCTGCTGAGCGTTGTCGTCGCCGCTATGGAGCGACGCCTCGAAGATCCGGAGATTGCCGAAATCGGCGGGCTGGCCGGACTCGTCTTTCTGGCCACAACTCGAACGCTGATCAGGGGCATCGTCACCTGCATCGGTCAGATCGATGACTTCATCGGTCCCCTCACCGTTGTCCACGCCGAGAGCATCGGCGGCGGCCCTGGCAGCCGCAAGGGGCTCGTCAGTGACGGCACCCTTTCCGCCCTGGGTCTCGACATCGAGGACTACGACCGCGAGTTCAAGCGGCGCGTCCCCTGACCTTCCCCACTCGCACCTCTCTCTTCATCCCCTTCTCACCCCATGTCAAGCGAGTTCACTTCAGGCGTCTTTGCTTTCGGCACCAAAGCCTGGCACAACGAAGGCGATGTCATCGAAGGCACCCTGCCGGCTGACGAGATGTTCCGCCGCGCCCAGGCCCTCTTCCCCGTCGAGACGCTCCAGCTCCACGCCGGCGACATTGACAGCCCTGCCCTGCACGACGCCATCGCCCGCGCTGCCGATCAGTCCTTCAGCTCACCAGAAGAGCGCGGCATCGCCATCCACCAGGCACTTCAGCAGCACCTGGTCTCGCTCAGGGAAAACCGTGTCGGCATCTGGCGCCCCGACGAACGCAAGATTCTCGGCACCGCCAGCCCTGGCTACCGCGTCATCCCCAACGTCCGACTCCTCGACTTCGCCCAGGCCATCCGCGAAGAAACCGACATGGACGCCTGCGTCGTCCTGCGCAACGGCGCCAAGGTCGCCTTCACGGCCAAGATTCGGGGCACCGACCAGCAGGTCGTGCCCGGCGACAAGGTGTACCGCAACATCGTGGGCTACCTCGGTCATGACGGCTCGACCGCGTTTGGCGGCATGTTCTCAGACATCCGCGTTGTCTGCCGCAACACCCTTGGCTTTGCGATGAGCGATGCCAACCGCCACGGGCGGCAGTTCACTATCCGCCACACCGACAACGACGTCGCCCAGATCGACAACGTGCTTCAGAACATCGACATCGCCCGCCAGACCTTCGCTGCCGTCCTTGACGACTACCGCAGCATGCAGGCCACGCCGATGGGCCTCGACCTCTACCGCCACTGGCTGGAGCAGGTCTACCAAGTCCCCGACGTCAAGCTCGTCGGCGGCGACACTCGCCCGGGCCGCATCGACGACATGCCCCGCAAGTGGGCGCAGCTTGAGCGTGCCTGGAACTACGGCCTCGGCCGTGACATCCCCGGTGTTTCCGGCACCGTCTACGCCGGCCTCAACGCCGTCACCGAAGTCGAGACTTCGATGCTGACTGCCGGTGCCGGCAAGCGCCGCCTGCACTCGACCCTGTTCGGCACCGGTGCTGGCGTCATCCGCCGCGCCAACGAACTGGCGCGTGATCTGGTGACTGCCTGATCGATCTTCCTGCCCCTGCTGTTTGCGGGGGCTTCCTCTCTTTCCTCTCACCTCACTCCATGGCCAAATTCCAACTGACCATCAGCTCCGACTACGTCAGCGACTGGAGCGCCTACGAAGGCGTCCGTGAATCCATCCAGAACGCCCTGGATGGCAAGGATGCCGGCCATCCCATGCACATCCGTCATAACGGTGACACCCTCAACATCGCCAACTTCGGCGTGCGCCTCGACCGCTCGGTCTGGCTGATGGGCAGCACATCCAAAGCTGAGACCGACGCCCGCGGCCACTTCGGCGAAGGGCTCAAACTCGGCGCCCTGGCTCTGGTCCGTGCCGGCCGCAAGCTCCGCATCGTCAACGATGACGAGGACTGGCTCTGCACCCTTGAGGACTCCAAGGCCTTCCCGGGCCAGCAGGTCCTGACTGTCACCACCCGCAAGCGCCCCACCCCGCTGGGTGCCTTCTCGGTTCAGGTCCTCTGTTCCGAGGAGGAATGGAGCGAGTGGCAGGACTCCTTCATTGACCTCAAGCCCAAGGCTCTGAAGTCGATCCCCGCCGGCGGCGTCCAGATCCTCACCGATCCCGTCGAGCGTGGCCGCTGCTATGTCAAAGGCATCTTTGTCGAATACAAGCCGGATCTTTACGCTGGCTACAACTTCAACCGCGACGTTCGCACCGACCGCGATCGCCGGGTGATGAACAGCTTCGACTTCGACTACCACGCCGGCAACGCCTGGATCGGCGCCCTCACCGACGGAGAGATCACTCCCACCGACATGCTGGCCATGCTGCAATCAGCAGCGCCAGATGCTAAGGCAACCGGCAACCGCTATTGCCCCGCTTCTGGTATCGAAGCCGTCGGCACTGCCTGGACTTCCATCCATGGCGCCTCTGCTATGCCTGTTCTTGATCAAGCCGGCGCCATCGAAGCTGGTCACTATGGCCGGATCGGCATCATCGCCAGCCCTGCGACCTGCACCTTCCTCGATGACCACCCGACATTGAGCCTCAAGTCCCTGCGGGTGGCGAAGCGCAACGACGTCACGGCCACCTACGGCCTGGGCGATCTCACCTATTCCGAGCGTTTCATCTACCAGTCCGCCATCGAAGCCATCACCCCGACGCTTAACTCCATGGGCATCACGCCCATCGCGCCTCGTCTCGGCCTCGTCGACTTTCAGTGTGACGACGTCCTTGGCCTGCACCGCTTCAACCGAGAAGAATCCGTGCACCAGATCCTGGTGGCACGGCGCACCCTCAAGTCCCTGCCCTCCTTCCTGCAGGTGCTCGTCCACGAGATTGCTCACGACTTCGGCGGCGACGGCGAAGTCAGTCACGAGCGCGCCGAAGGCGAGATCTTCTCCAAGGTCATCAGCCGACTGCTCGATGCCGCCCTGGTCGCATGACCGACGGCGCCATGCGACAAGTCGGGACGCCCTGTCCCGACTGCGGCTCGATCGAGCGCGGTGTCATCGAGTCGCGGCCCCGCAGTGGCGGCTCGATCTACCGCCGCTGCTTTTGCCGCCGGTGCGGTACTCGCTACACCACTCGGGAACAACTGGTCGGCGAGGCAGCCACCAAGACGCCCGACGACAGCCGCGCCGAACGGCTCAGACGCGCGGCAATGATCGATCAGATCGATCGCATCGAGCGCAGCCTTGCCGTCCTCAGGAAGAACGTGCCTCCTGTCAATTTGACCTGATCTTTGTAGCCCCACTCAGCAGTGCACAGATCTGTGTTGCTGGCTGGGGTTGCTTGTCCTCTTTGTTTCCTAGCTCCCTCCTTCCACGACCGAAACCAACGCCATCCAGTATTTCGACATTGCCAAACAGATTCAGCAACGCTACGAAAACCTGAGTTCCGAAAAAGACCAATGTGTCTTGCAGTTGCGGGCAATCTTTGCTTTCCTACGCACCAAGTACCCCGACCTGCGGCGCATCGAAATCGTCTACGACGGCTGCGGTGATAGCGGCCAGGTCGAATCGATTCACTTTAGCTCGGACTGCGATGTTTGGACGCACTCGACCAACTTAAAAATCGACGACTCGGAGGTTCTTCCCAACGAAATCGCCTGTGGCCACACAGCTCGCAAAGGGCACTGGTGCAACGAGCGCCGCGAGTGGGTTCAAGACGAAGAGCTTCGCAATGAAAACATTGCAGACGCTCTAGACCGCATTGGTTGGGACATCGCCTATGGCGAAAACCCTGGCTTTGAGGTCAACGAAGGCGGTTACGGCACCGTCTCTGTCTCCACTGACGGCGACTCCGATGAGATCCGGGTCAACCTTGAGCACAGCGAACGCTACGAGTCGACAACCGATACCTCTTACACCTATTGATGTCTCACTACCACTACCACGCCGTCAGCAGTGCCAATGCGTTTGGCGGTGCGCCTGAAGACTATCACAAGTTCCATCAGTGGATGGACCGAGGTCGCGTCGGCACCGACCGGCTACTGCATCGGATGCTCGCTCATCACACCCAAGGTATCCAAGATGCCATCGCGCTGTTTGGCGACACCATCACCAACAGCAAAGGACGTCAAGTCCCGACATCTCTGCTGGCGCATCAGCACATCCTTGAGGACCTCGGCTTCGTGCCCACGCTTGAACACTGCCTCGAACTGCTCCACTGTCCGCGCTGGGCCAGCAAGCCGGCGCGCCTGCTGCACAGCCGACTCAGCGAAGTCCTCCCCGTCGACCCTGAACCTGCTTCTTCCCCCGCAACCCCCATTCATGGAAACTAAATCCATCGACCACTACCCCGAACCCTGAGTTCGCTGCAGTGAGATCATGCTTTCTGATCCCCAATTTTCTCCTTCCATGCCTGACACATCTGAAGAGCTGATCACGATCAGCGAGAAAGATCTCGTCGAGTCTCTAGCCCTTGCAATGAGCGCCGAGGACATCGACGAAGACATCTGCAACAGCGTGATCGCCACGTTGCTTGATGCCATCACCAACCACTGCGATTCGCTTCCTAGTGATCTTAAGGCGCAGCAGCGTTACGACAGCAACGACGAAACAGCAATGGCTGCTTTCAACTTTCCCAGCGATTCTTTCGAAGTCCAGCGCTGGATCTGACTCCAAATTCCCCACTCTTTCTGCAATGGAAACCAAATCCATCGACCACTACCCTGAACCCGGGGTTCGCTGCAGTGAGATCACGCTCACTGTTCGCATAACCTACGAATCCTTTTTCACCGCTCCTGGTGAATGGGACCACGACCACATGTTACACGCACTTGTCGGTGACTCGCCTCTCGAGCGTTACGGAATCGAGGGCTACGACGTCAACTGCACCAGCCACGTCGAATGGGTTGAAATCAACCCCATCACCTACAGCCCTGGCTTCGACAAAAGCGTCGTCACCACCGCTCCGGTGGACGAGACCAACTACCGCGATCACTGTCGAGCGCTCAATCGCGTCCCCTCGCAAGCCGGCTTCTGGCGATACGTCCTCAAAAACCTCCACGGCATTCAAAAGCTCCCACCCTCCAATGCCCCTCACTGATCCCAAGCTCCATCCCCTAGCCGTCCTCGGCAAAGCGCCTGAGCCCAGCGGCTGCCTCAAGGGTTACTGCAACACGACCTACGACAACCTCGTCGCCCTGCTGGGGCAGCCGCACACTCACCGCGGCGACAAGACCAACGTCGAGTGGGCTTTTCGCTGCAACGACGGGACCACCTTCCACGTCTACGACTGGAAGCTGCCTTCCACTCCCAAAGGCCCGTACGACTGGCACATCGGCGGCAGTAGCAGCTCTGCCCTTGTCGCCTTTCATCGCTTCACGGGACTGCCGGTGACGCCACTCGACGTCGAGTCCTACCAAGTCGCCTACGTCTGGAAACCAAACTCAATCTTTCCCCTCTGATGCCCATCAACAAAGCAAAAGCACTCAAGCTCAAGAACAGCTTGCTTGAGCATCACTCTCTCTCTGACTTTCACAGCCTACCCAGGGTTGACCTAGTGCAGAGAATCGTTCACGACGCCGGCCTGGCCACGGCGTTCATCCCCATGATGGAGCGCTATAAGAAGGACCACAGCACTGCCAAGTGGCGCATGCACCTGGCAGTTGTCGACCCCGGCAACAACGACGTTTGCTTCTGGTGGGATCGCTTAGAGGCCATCGACCCCGCTTACGCCCTCATCGAATTGAGGCCGATGACCGACTACGTCGGCACGCTCGATACGTGCAACCTTTCCAGCCTCTGGTGGTCCGCCATGGGAGCTGGCCACGAACTGGCCAGCCTGCTCGCTCCGGACTGGCGCAAAGTTCGCGACCAGATGCGGGACAAGGGGCCGGATGGGCGCGCTCACTGGGGCACCCAGTTCCGCGGGGCATTTGCTCAAGCCTTTGACGACCACTGGGCTGATGACAGTCTCGTGCTTCGGCCCACGGTCAAGGCCGACAAACGGCTGCTGCGCTACTGCACGGCACCGCGGATCAATCCACCAACCATTGCAGCTTCTGAACTATGAGCATCCAGCACAACATCACTGAAGTCCAGGGAAAAATCAGCCTCGCTCTTGAAGCCCTCGATCTTGCCGCTCACTTTGGCGGCACCTGGGGTGAGCACCCCCAGCATGAAGTCGGCGCCTGGGCCGAAGAAGTCGCCAGCGAAGACACCCGCCTGGGTTACTGGGAGTGGGTCGCCAACCGCATCGACAGCGGTGACTTTGATCTCGATGACGACGAGAGCGACGACGACACGGACGAAGGCGGCGGAACGGACGACCAGGCAAACAGCGTCGCAGCGATCCTGAAGGCTGGCTTCGATGAGATGTTCGAATGATCGACTACGACCGCTACACCAAGTACATCAAGGCCGCCCAGGGCAAGTTTGCTGGCGACCATGACGTCCTCATTTGCAACGACGCTGACGTTGACACCGACGTCGAACCTCGCAACCCCGGCGCCTGGGTTGACGCCCGAATCTTCGTGCATGACGACGAACTCGAACCCGTTCCCGGTCCGACTTACGACGTCTGGATTGGGGAGCAGGGGGGGCTTGGGCCAGCCCCGGGTGGCACCTTCCTTGGCGACAACTGGGTCTGGACCTTCGACCAGTCCTTCACCTGCGACGACGACCCCGACGGCAAGGGCGCACGCCTCCACGCGCACGAGTACGCCCGCTACCTGCGCAACACCTATCCCTGCGCCTTCGCGGCTGTCAGGCCCAGCGGCAAGTGCCCACTGCCGATCAAGCATTCCTGAACCCCTTCCTCTAATGGACCTTTCTCGCTACGTCGTCCTGGACCGCACGTCCGGGACGTTCTTCAACGCAGCACACGCCGTGCTGATTGATGTCGACGCCCTCCCCGAAGGCCTCGAAGAGTCGATGCTCAACGAAGGCAGCGACACCGACCGCTGCGAGCTGGCCGACATCCACGGCATCGACCTTGAGGCTTGGTCGCCAGCCTCTCCTATCCCACCGCCGGAGGAGGTAAGGGAAGTGGCAGAGGCGCTGCGTGGACCGCTCATGGAACCATGGGCCGGACTTCACGGAGCCAACGTCCTTGCTCGCGCCGCCGAGCTGTTGACGCAGCTCTCTGTAGCCGCAACCCCACCGGACGACAAAAACGCCCAGGTCCTCGACGCCGTGGCCGAGCTGCTCAACAACGAGCAATGGAGCTCCGATCACCTGGAAGCAGTGGCTGACATGGTGCGCGCCACAAGCCGCGCCATCGGTGACAACTTCCATGCCGACGCACCTTCTGAATCCTCTCCTCTCTGAACCCATGGGCTGGCTATTCGACACTCATCCGACCTCCAAGGCCAACTACGTCAAGGAACTCTTGGCGCGCAACTTCACATCAAGCTCATCCTGCACTTTGCTGGATCATTCACTTCGGGGCAACTGCCTCTGGGTCCTGGCCCAGCCGGCGGGACAAGAGCCCTTCATCCTTCTCTTCCTGCTCGAGTGCCACGACGGCTGCTGGGGCTACAAGGATATGGACGAATCCTGCGGCCCCTACTACCACAATTGTCCGCTCAAGTTCCTTGAGCAGGCGCCGGAGCCCCAGGGCCACAACCGCAACCACGCCGGCAGTAGCAAGAGCTGGCGGGACTTCGTCCGCGAGCACCACGCTGCACTCAGGCAACAGCGCAAGTCACGGCCCGTCGTCGGCCAGAAGATCCGCCTCGATGGCGAACGCTTCCCCGGCTACGAAGCCACCTACACCGTCACCGCAGACCTGGGCCGCAAAGGGCTGCTGCTCAACAACTACCTCCGGCTCAACGCCCGCCAGATCAAGTGGGCTGAGCTGGTGGGATCTTCTGTTCCCTCAGCGCCTAGCTCATGACCACTCTTAGCCAACGCATCCGCGAGTGCATCCAGCACGAATACAACAACGCGGAAGTTCGACTGCCTCCGCCTGACCCCCTCGACCCCGACGACATCAGCTACACGCTTGACGACCGCGACGGCGGCTACTGGGTCCAGGCCGAAGTCTTTGTTTCTGCTATGGACCTTGAACCTAATCCAAACCCTGTCTACACCGTCTGGGAGTGCGAGGACTTTTCCACTGAATGCGACTGGTCCGATGTCTCCGACTGGCGGCTAGACGAGGTCTATCAATGCGAAAGTGATGACGCATCTGGCACAGCTGCCCGTCGCAAGGCGCACGATCGCGCCAAGTATTTGCGACGCCATAACTCTTGTGGGTTTCTGTTTGCGGTAAGGCTTGGCAACCAGCCGCCAAGACTCCTCCCTGTCAACCCAACCGCCAGCGCGAATTTTGCCAACTACCTCAGCTCTCACGCCGCGACAACGTCATGAGCAAACGCTACACGCACTACTTTGACGTACGGCTGGCTAACTCGTTTCAGTCCGACACCGAAGACTTCGACGAGGCTTTTGACGTCTGGTGCAACTCCTTTCCCGACAGGCCTTCCCTGCGCAAGGAGCTGCTGGCTCCCGACGAAGACACCAAGTCAATCCTCGGGGGAGTCACTTACAGCGACACCTGCATCAATCAAGACACCCTCGCCCCGGCAGCAGCCGGTGAATCTAATGGCTGAAATCGATCGCGTCTTGCGCGTCTCCACCCGGCACATGCCGGACTGCACCCAAGACCTCTCGGTCTGGCACTGGGGCGAGACCGATGCCATGGGCTTGACCTGGATCTACGCCTACGAAGAAGACTGCTTCTCTCGTGAGCAAGCAATCCCCGACTGGCTCCTGCCCATCTGTATTGCCGCACGCCAGACCTATGACTGCAACTGGATTCTCCTGGATCCAGACGCTGACTCGCTTGATGATTTCCCCACCTACGACGACAGGGAGGACAACGACGATGCCTAGCTACCCCGGTGAACTCGGCCGAAGAGGGAAGGGCTACATCCCTCTCATCTTTCCCAACCGCACGCAACACGACTTCTTCCGCCATCTCACGGGTGCCGGCCATCACTGGTACCACGGCGGCCAGGGGGCCATTCTCGCCAACGGCAAGGTCTACTGCACCCTCCACGACAGTAACCACGAAGCACTCTATTACGCCATCTGCTGTGGCGCGCGCGTTCCGCCTGACGCCTGGCTTGCTCCACCCAATCCTGACTCTGAAGCCGATGCCTGACCCCGCTTTCGATCTGCTCCAGCTTGAGCGACATCCCAATTGGTACGACCTTCTCCCCCAGCTAGAGGCCGCCCAGGCTGAGTTCGACCGGATCTACCGAATCCGCTGCGCTGCCGGCTGGGAGATCACCGAGCTCGGTACTTGGCTCACTCACGACCACGATGCCTCTGGCGATCGCATCACCGCTGAAGCGTGGGAGCTCGATGGCTACCCCAAGCCCGAAGACCCCGACTACGGCGAGTGGCACCGCGCCGCCTACACCTACGAAGCGCGGGACAACGACCAAGACGGACCTGAACCTTACCCGCTCGGATGAACACTGCAATCGATCAGCCCATATCACCTCCGTCTTCAGCTCCTTGACACCCATCACCCTTCGCTGAACCCCTTGTCTCTCTCTGGTCATGCCTCTCGACTGCTCCCGCAAGCCCGTTCGCGTCTCTATCACCGTGTCCTGGGCCCTCCATGAAGCCCTGATTTCCCGGGCCAGCTCCGAAGGTCGCTCGCTATCAAACCTGCTTGCCTTTCTGCTCGAACGTTCCCTTCGATTACCCAGCCATGCTGACTCCTGACCAGCCTCAATCCATCCGCCCCGATCTGAGCGGACCCTACGCCAAGCTCGCGCGCCACATCACGGCGATGTACGAGATCGTCCGCCTGGCGCCAACCAACGATCCCTCCCAGCCCGGCAGTCCTTCTATCGGCCTGTCCCATCGTGACCGGGCGGGGGTCACGGAGCATCTTCGCGAGTGTCTGGAGATGATCTGCACCCTGGAGAAATGGATGATGAATTCTGTCGCGGTCGCCAATCCCGACGCCCCTGGCAAATGGTTCCGGATGGCCGCTGGCGATTCCGTCGTGAAACGATCCGACTCCAAACCCGACCGGCCGGAGGATCACCTCGATCTCGGGTTTGTCGGCAGACAGCGGGAGATGCTCGACCGCCTGCACACCAACGATGACGCGGCTGAGTCCAGGGCGACCGACAGGTAGCTGCCAGTCCCGCCCTCACCCTCAGCTTCAACAACCAGCCCGACTCGCCCAGGCAGCAGCCACGGCGAGTCGGGCTTTCTTGTGTCCTCTCAATCTCTTATGAATCTCTCACGCACCGCTTCTCACTTCCAGCGCGGCATCCCTTTCTTCGGGCACGGCAATAGCAAGCTCCCCGACTCGACTCTCACTTTCGCACTGCCATCCGGTCACACCTGCCCGGGCGCCCTTCAGTGTCTGGCCTTGGCGGACCGTGAGACCGGCAAAATCACCGACGGCCCGCAGCAGACCTTCCGCTGCCACGAGGCCTCGATCGAAAACTTCCGCCCCAGCGTGCGCGCCAGGCGCTGGCAGAACTTTGAGATCATCCGCGGCCTCAACCCCAACGAAGTCACCGACCTCTTGCTCGCTGGCATCGGCCAGGCCCTCGATCACAAGAGCACCCACTGTCGCTGGTTCGTCGGCGGCGATCTCTACTCGGTCGTCCTGCGGGACGCCATCTTCCAGGCCTGCCGCGAAACCAAGGACCTCACCCATTACTTCTACACCAAGAACCTGCCACTGCTTGCCCCCTCATACGAGCGGGTGATCGACCTACCCGACAACCTGCGGGTCGTGGCATCCTGGGGCGGCAAGTTCGACTACCTCGCACCCCTCTTCCCCCGTACCGCCCGGGTGCTCCACACCCGCGCCGAAGCCGAACGCATGGGACTGCCGATCGACACCACCGACCGGCTGGCCTGGCAGGACGAACCTGTTCACTTCTGCCACCTCAGTCACGGCATGCAGCCCGCTGGCTCTCCGGTCCACGCGGCCATTGCCGCTCGGCGCAAAGAAGGCGACTTCACGGGCTACGGATCCAAGCGCAAGAGACAGCTTGCTGCCTGACTCCATCGAGATCACCAGCCACTGCCTGTTGCGCCTCACCACCGCTCTGGCCCTGGAAGCAGCGGGACTCCCCCACGGGTTCCCGCTCGCTGCCCTGGAGCTCAACCAGCAAAGCGGCCGCACCCTCTGCGCCCAGCAGTGGCTGCAGATCCTCGAGCCTGCCTACCTCCAACGCTTCTCACCTAACGACCCCAACTACCACCTCGTATGACCAGCTCCACCAAGCCAAACAACGCCTATTCCGTTGTTTGGGAACGCCCCTGCGGGCGCTTTGGCTTTGTCGGTATCGAAGAGTGCGCCTCCTGCGAAGAGGCCGCCACGCACTTCTACGATCACGTCCGCGGCAAGGGCCCTAAAGTCCCGGCCGATGCACAGATCTCAGTCGTTCGCCTGGTCGCTACCAACTGATCTCTATGGACACCGTCACCTACCGCGTCGAAGCCCACGATGGCAGCAGCTGGGGCTTTGGGATCCGCATGAACCCCAACAGCAGGTTGCCCGAGTTCTGCTCTCTGGGCGACGCCGATCGTTTCGGCAGCCGCGACGACGTCTTTGACCTGGCGGACGCCGCGGCTCGCCTCTGCGGTGGCACCCTCCGTGTCATCCAGCTTCGTGACCACGGAGGCCTGGTCGAGGTCCAGGCCGTGCCGATCGCATGAGCTAACTCAGCGGTCGTGTTCCAGATCCCGCAGGCGGCCCTCGTGGTCAGTCAGCATTTTTTGGATGCCCTCCAGGATGGTCCCGGTCCTTGCTTCAAAGCGACCCAGGCCATTGGCGATTTTCCAAAGGGCCACGACGCCAGAGCAGCCAAGGGCTCCAAGCGCAATGATCGCTTCCGGGCCCATCGTTCGCTGCGACAAATGCACTGGAGCCATCCTACGAAGACCAGGCTGGCGAAACCGTGCATCGTGCTAGCCCTGGCATGCGCGATGCACTACCTTCGTGGTCCCTGGGCGCCTCCTATGCGGCTGACCTTCAACTCCGCTCTGCTCGCCTACGCCGCCAGCTTCACTGGCAAGTTTGGCTCTGATCAGGGGATTGAGGTCACGCCCCTGCGCGCCGGTGAGCCCGAATCCGGCGTCACTGTCGCGGCCTTCAATCGCGGCGCAATCGGCATGATCGGCTACGACCCAGACGGCAAGGCCGACAGCAGCGCCCTGGTTTTCCCCGACTCCGCTTTGGTCAAAGCGGCCAACGGCATCAAGACCGCCGGACGTGACGTCTGTATCGAAGGCGATGACCTGACGGCGCTATCCGCCCGGGTCACCACCTACTACAAGGAGCACAACACCTTCAAGGACTTCACGGTTCGCGCTTCCCTCGAGCTCCCCTCCTACCGCCCTGCAATCGCAGCGGCCCTTAAGTGCTGGGGCAGCACCCCTGAAACTTCCACGACGGCCGGGCGCTACGACCTCAGCTTGCTACTGCCGGCCATCAAAGCCATGGTCGATGACAGTGACTCCCTGGTCCTCTCCGGTTACCACGGCGGCCCCTTGCGGCTGCAGCGAGAGGACCTCCAGATGGTCGTTCTGTTGATGCCACAGACTGCCTTGCCGATTCCTGCCGCACCGGACTGGCTCGGTCAGTACGCACACGCTCGATAGATCTTCCGCGGTGCTTGCCAAGGCGCACACGCCGCTTAAGCTGGCGTGCCCTTCGCACAGCACCATGAGCTATGCCTCATCCATCGTTGCCCTGAGCGAGAAGCCCCAGGCCCACACCGTCGACGGCAAGGACTACCTGCAAGCCGCTGGGGCCATCTGCGGGCAGGACCAAGTCAGCGTGCTGCTACGCGCCTACGCCGACAGCGTGGCCGCCAAAGCCTTGGCTGAGAAAACTTCCGGCGATCGCTTGATCGTTTCAGGAGAAACCTCCCTTCATCAGCCGGACAACGACCTGCCGATCATCATGGCTTCGGTCGTCTCCAATGCCAGCGATGACCAGTACCTCAACGAGGTCGTCATCGTCGGCCGGCTCGGCACTGAGGCCAAGGACGCCGAATCGGGCAAGAGCACCCGGCGATCCGTCGCTGTAAACCGTTTCTTCCGCAGTCCAGATCCCGCTGTTACCGAGCCGGTCGAGGTCACCGACTGGTTCTCGATTCGCGCCTACGGCTTCACAAAGGACCGGCTCGCTGGCGCTGATGTCGGCGCTCTGGTCGAGATCAATGGCTGCTTCACGCAGATGACCAACGCAACCGGCAAGCCCTACGTCGAGGTCAAAGCTCGCATGGTTCGCGTCCACCGCGGCTCCAAGGGCGGCAGCAACCCTGCTGCTGGCACCAGCGCCGTCGGCTACGACCACGAGTCGTTCCAAGGCCAACCTGACGAGTGCCCGGCTGCCTGGTAATTCAGGTAAGCCTCGTCCCAGTTTTCAACAAACCCGCCCCCTACCCATGTCGATCTTCCCCGCCAACTACGTCGCTACCAACCAAGAGGACCCCGCGGTTCCCGCCAAATACTTCGAGCTCAAGAAGCTCGCTGACGGCGAAACCACAACCATTCGCCTTTGCGGCACCGCCGACACCGGCCACTGCATTGCCGGGTACCAATACTTCACGACGGAAGGTAAGCCGCGGCGCTTCCCCACCTTCCCCAAGAAATACATGGACGACATCGGCCTGACCTTTGAGGCCAAGAAGACCGGCGGCACCGAGAAAGCCTCCCCGACTTTCTTCCTGGCCTGGGCCTGCAAGCGCAAAGAAGCCGACGACTACCAGGTTTTTGACATCGGTCAGCTCAAGGTGAGGGAAGCCATCGAGGCCATTCTCAACATCGAAGACTACACCATTGAAGTTGGCGAGATGGCCAATTTTTATCTAACTATTACCCGCCGCGGCCAGAAGCTTGAGACGAAGTACGACGTCACCCCGGTGCTCAAGGCCCCCAGCGCGGCCGAGATGAAGCACTGGCGCAGTCGGGCTGATTCCATCTGGCTGCCAGCGCTCTTTGAAGGGGGCGATCCCTTCGAGGGCCGGCCAGCCGGGTCAAAAGCTCCATCCCACGAGCCCCTAACCCGCCGCGATGAGTTAGGCGCCGACGAAGACCTTCCTCAACCTGTGAGCCAGGCCACAGTGCTTCCGGCCGCTGGGTGGTAACGACCTGATTACCTGTGCGCAGGGGGCAAGCCTTGCCGCAATGTCCACCCTGCGCACACCAAGTTCCCCGCTTCGTGTACACTCTTACCCCCCAGACTTTTTTTTTTATAGGCTATATGAGCGCAATCGTTGCCCATTCGTTTGATCGAGCCTGGCAAGACCTTGCTCCTATCCCTACTCATCGCGCCCTTCGCGATGTTCTTGCTCTTCAGTTGGGATCCCCTTCTTTCGCGGTCCCTGTGGCCCATCCGGACAATGAAGGGGCCAAGGCCTACGCCCAGGTGCTTTTCCTGCCATCGACCGCTTCACCTGAGGCGACGGACGCAGCCTTCCGCCAGCTTCGGGACGCGGGCCGCCTGATTGCCGCAGCCGGGCGCATCGCCGTTTCCTGTCCCCACAACCTCACTGCGTACCTTGTCTTGCGACCCGACGATCCTGCTTGCTCTGCAGCGTGCCACCAGGGGCTCTGATGTCAGGGCCATCAAAGAGCGCCATGATCATGAGAGTGTCAACAGCGCTTGGCAGCAGCTGAGCCCTGCTGAGCGCGGCGCCTTGCTCCTCTGCCGGCAATTCGATGGAACCGTCATCACCGACCCAGAAGGGCCTCTCCCCGAAGCCAGTCCCTACGGAGCTCAGCGAGCTGACCAGGATTCGTGAGCAGCTCACCGTCCTTGTCGACCAGGGGCAGCGGCAGGGTGAGCAACAACGGCAGATTGCCCAGAGCCTGACAGAAGTCGTACGCCTACTTGAGGGCTTTACATCCGGCGGCTCCTCGTTTCAGGCCTACCAAGTCAGCCCCATGGTGCTGGTGTATTCCGCCATCCTGGGGCCGATCCTGGGCGATCGCATCGATGGCCTGCGCCCCAAGGAAGGCGACTACCTCGATGAGATGACCAAGGGCGCTGCTGTCATGGCTCGCCAACTCCTGCGCACCCTTGATGCTTATCAAGGCGAGCGAGGAACTCTTGACTACCTCGAAGCCAACTGCGGCGACATCAAGCCACCCGATCAGCCAGCGACCAACGGCTGATACGTTTCCTGACGGCAGCAAACACTGCCGTCTCAATTCTTGTCTCTCAGGTCTCGCTACATTCTCTGAAAGGAGAGGCGAGATTGAAGCAGCTGACCCGGTTCGAAATTGACGGCGTCCGCCACTACCGGACCGGCGACCGGCCTGACTGCGCCTACCCTTCTGTCACCGCCATCCTCGGCAAGACCGCCAGCGCTCGCTCTAAGCAGACGCTTGAGCAGTGGAACATCAAGAACCCAGGCGGCAAAGAGGCCGCCGCCCAGCGCGGTTCGATCATCCATAAGGCTTGCGAAGATCATCTCCGCGGCAAGGCCGTGGACGTCCCAACCGATCTCACCCCTTACTGGGACGGCGTCGCTCCTCACCTCGACACCTACGACTACTTCACCTGGTCAGAGAAACCGCTCCGGCCGGACTGGTCGTTCTGCATCGGCGAAGACGGCATCTCCCGCATCTGGTCTCACGAGCACAAGTTCTGCGGCTGCCCTGACATCGTCGGCGTTCGCGGCGGCATCGTCACCCTCGCTGACGTTAAGTCCAGCAATGGCCCCTACTGCCGCTACTTCCCCAAGGGCGAAGAGAACGGCGTCCCCCGTGAGAACTACGGCGGCTGGATGAAATTCAACAAGTGTGCCCTCCAGCTGGGCGCCTATGCGATCGCCCTCGAGGAGACCCTGGGGATCTCGGTCGAGATGGCCCAGATCCTGGTCACCACACCCAAGACCACCCAGAGCTTCCTGCTTCGCGGTCACGAGCTCCACTCCTGGCGCTACAAGTGGACCCAGCGGGTCGCCGACTACTACCAAATCATCGACCGTGAGAAGGAGCTTGCAGCCCTGGGGCTCGATCCATCAAGCACTCTGGAGCTTCCTTCTAGCATGAGCCAGAAGCTTCTGGTCACTGCATGAACAGCCCGCAACAAGGCGCCGCCCCCAACGATCGCCAGGGTGTGCTCAACAAGCACAAGGACCGGGCCAAGAAGATGATGCGCCGCGGCAAGGACGGTCAGCCCGTCGGGCAGGAGCAAGGCGACCCCAACCTTCAGGCCGGCTATCGCCCCGGGCAGCGACCCAACCAGCGATCCATGCCGCAGGGGCAACAGCGGCCTGCTCGGGGGCGCTGAGTCATAAACACGCGTTTCGCAGGCAGCGACCCAGACCTTCACGCATTGACTGTCAACACTCTCGCTCAGCTGGGGCTGGGGGCTACCAACCTCTACGGCGCAGCCGACCTCTTCATGGGCGATACCGACGGGTCGAACTCTGGAGAGATTCCTCTCAACTTGTTCATCTCCCTACTGCCCTACGCAACCGCCACAGGAGGCGCTCTTGCCGGAGCTCACTCAGTCAGGCCCCGTTCTGTTGGCAGTCTCCTTGAAATCGAGCGCCTCGAACGTCAGAGCGCCCGTCGCGGTGCCTATGGCGCCCTGGCCGGTGCCATCGCAGGCGGGATCCCGGCCGTCATGATGATGCGAGATCAGGAGCAATCGCAACGTGTGTGACCGCTTCGCTGGGGCTGCCTGACACGGCTTGCGATCCGCTTCCCTACCCTGTAGAACACCTCTGCGTCTCAAGCTGTTTCATGGACGACCCCAAAAAGCCTTCCCGCTCTTTTGATCTCAACATCGAAGTCGCCACCAGCGGTTTGACAATTGTCTTGGTCTCGGCCATCGTTGCCGCCGGTAGCTACGGCTGGGGCTGCAACATCGGCAAGCTCATGAACAACAGCTGCGGTCAGGGCAACTACGGTTGCCTGATCGTCCGCGGCGCTGGCATCCCCATCGTGCCGGTTGGTGCCGTCGCTGGCTACTTCTGATCGCCAGGCAGCTGCTCAACCCCCGTCCGCGGCGGCGGGGGATTCCAACCATTCCCTGATCACTCCCTCCCTGGTGACGCAGTGAAACGGCTGATCTGCGTACCACTGCCAGACATCGCAGTGGTTCTTTGAGACGTTGCAAGGAGCGCAGGCTGGTACCAAGTTCCCCTTCTGCGTTGTCCCGGCCTTGGCCTTAGGCACGACATGATCGAGCGTGATCTTCTCGGGCCGGCAGCCGCAGTAGGCGCAGCACCCGTCCCAGGCGTTGATGATCTCTCGCCTGAAGCTGTTCTTGGTGACACGTTTTGAGACCAGCTCCGACCCTTCGATTCTGTGAGACACAGGCTTCCGTCTCGCTGGTTGTCAGGCGCCAGCCCAGGCTAACGAGGGCGACCCATGCACTTCTCCATGGGTCTCACCAGCTCCAGTGACAACTCCAATACCCCGGCGTGGTCTTATCGTTCTTCTCGCTGCAATTGTGGCGTGACTTGAAATTCGCCCTGCGATCCTCATCGCCATGGCCGCCCTTGCCGCCCGGGCCGTTGCGGTAGTTCTGCATCGACGGATCCCCGAAGCGCACAATCTTCTGATCACCGTCGTTGTCCTTGACCAGCACGGCGAACTTCTTGTTCTCGCCAGGCGTGCGCTTGGGCTGGTTGTAGCCCTGAAAGATCTCGCCGGCGTAGCGGATGCTGGCCATCAGCCGCGCCCCTCCTTCACTGGCACACAGTTCGGCACCTGGCGGCCGTCTTTGATCTTCGTGCCGATCGCTTCGTAGCCCTTCCAGCAGGCGGCGGCGAGCTTGTCTCCGGCTTTTCGGATGGCCATGGTCAGCTTGCTCCCAGCTGGCGCAGCTGGCGCTCCAGCTCCTCGATGCGCCGGTCCTTCGGCGACTGCATGCCCAGGGCGCTGGCCAGGGCGCCGCCTGCGGCCATGCCGCCGATGATCCCGATCTCGTCACCAATGAAGCGACCGGCAAACCTGCCGACATGCTCACCGGTTACAGGCTCAGCTCGCTGTCTGAGGGAGGCCATGGCGTCAGCCACGTCGAAGCCAAGAAAGTCGCGAACCTTTTCGGCGCCGTCGGGATCCTCCTCCATCACGCTGCGCGCAGACTTTTCTGCCCTTTCGAGATATTCGTCAAGGTTGTCAGCGGCCATGTTGCCAGCAGCCTTTTCGGCCCGGGAGTAGTTGTCAAGGATCGTGTCAACGAACTGCTTACGCTGCTCCGGCTTCATCCTGCCCATGGCCTCGACGGCCTGCGTGCCAAGGCCGCCCATCTTCAGGGCAGGCTCGAGACGCATGAACTCATCACTGCTCAGGCCGTACTTGCCGGCGAAGCTGACGGGGTCGGCCGCAGCGTGCCTCATCATCTCGGCTGAGCCCTGGCTTCTTAGGCCGTCTTCGATCGTGCTTCGGTACGAGCGGAGCTGATCGCCAAACCCTGCGGCTGTCGTTTCTGATCCCATCAACCGAGAGATGGTCGCCACTGGCCCAAGCTGATCCTTCAACTCCTCTTTGTGAAACCTTTTGCCCAAGCGCGCGCCCAGCCGGCGACCGAGCGCGCCGACTCCGATACCGCCCGCGATGGCCGTTGCCGTCTGCAGAGCCGTCTGTCCAAGGGACTGGTCAGCAGCAAGGCCGGGTAGTCCTGCCATCAGGCCGCCCATCGTTCCTTCGAGGACCTCTTCTCCAAGGGGGTCAGTGAACAGCCAGACGAGCCTGCTGCCTGCCATCCGATTCCCTTCGCTGCTCATGCGGCCCCCTGCTCGATCGCCTGCTGTGGTGGGACACCCGGCCGGCTCAGCAGTGCCAGTCCACCGCCGCCCAGCGCCCCGATCAACGCCATGCCAGCCAGCAGCCTCGGGTCATGGTCGTCGTACACCCCCTGCATCGAGCGCAGCGTGGCATCGTTCAGCTCCTTGTTCGTCTCTGCTGCCCGGCTGACAGCCTCGATCTCCTCGGGCGTAAACACCCGTCCTTGGGGATGCCCATGATCCAGGGTGATCTTCTTCTGGCCGGCCTCGTTGGGCAGATCGCGGAAGAACATCGGCTGCCCCTCGATGTCAACCATGACCCCATCACGGGCGGCCCGCCCAATCGCGGCCGCTGTCCCGAAGCCCGGGACCGAGTCCACGACGCGCCTGGGGAAGCGGGCCTGAAGCCAGGCAATCGGACCCTCCATCTGGCATGCGCACCGTCACCTGAGTCTAGCGATGGTCTTTTGCCAATAAAAAAGGCGGACCTTTCTCAAGGGTCCACCCTGTCCTCTCTGTTGGTCGGTACTGGCTACCAGACCTAATTCAACGTACCACGCCAAAGTCGCATCAGGCCACGGCGCTCCGATTGGTGAATGCTTCACGGACGGCCTCCTCGTCCAGGTTGACCGCAACACTGAAAGCTTCCACCAGCTCATCGGTGAACGCCCCCGTCTCCACCAGCGTTTCCAGTGCCTCATCGGTCAGACCCATGCGCTGCCTCAGGGCCGGTGACACCTTGGCATGCTCCAACTCCTCGAGCGGCCAGGTGTAGCGCAAAGGTGCCAGGGCAGCCGCGGCCTCGTCCGCTCCGCCGCACTGCGTAGCCCTTTTGCTCAGGTCGCTCATCGCCTCAAGGACCGGCGCCAGGTGCTCGACCCCAGCGTCTGAGCGCAGCCAAGACGCCACCTCCTCGAAGCTCAAGGCGTTACGAAACTCACCGGTTTCGTAAAAGGTCACCAGGGCATCCAGCGTGATCCCCAGCAAGCGCGCCAGCTCGCGGTTGATGCCCGTTGCCACCTTGAACGGCAGCACCTTGAAGCGGAAATACTTCTGGGTTGTGCCAATGGTGATGCCCAGCTCTGTCGCTAGCCTGCGCTCACTCAGTCGGTTGCGAACCATCGCCTGCCGGAGCGCTTGAGCAAAGCGCTGTACCTGAGCGGTTTCTTCGGCTGTCAGCGCTCCCGACGGGGCGGTCTTGTCGTCGACTTCCAAGGCGGTTCCCCTTTCTATGCAATGGATTGTACCAAGACATTCAACATTGCCCGATTCTTCTTACGCCTACTTGCTGCACTTGTGATGCAGACTACGGCTTTTCACATTTTTCAGGATTCTGCATGCAACATCTCGCGCTCTGCCCGCTCTTGGGGGCTGGCGCGGCGGCCCGACCTGGGGCATAGTGCTGCACGCCACGGCATGCACAACGCATGACAACAAAACCATTCCCTCAACTGCGCCGGCGCTCGATCCTCAAGCCGTCGGGCCGGAACTCTCCCCCTGAGATCCGCAGGACCCATCAGGCCTGGAGCCGTTTGTGCTCCCGCCTGCAGGGCTCGCGGAACAAGCCTTCCGAGATCTCCCCCCGCTGGGTCCGCTGTTTCGACACTTTCCTCAACGACGTTGGCCCCTGCCCCGAGGGCTTCCGTCCGACCCGCCCAGATCCCGAACTTCCCCTCGGTCCGGGCAACTTTATCTGGGCCGCGCCGCTCGGCCCGCGTAACGCCGGACGTCAGCCCAAGCTCTACGCCCTTGGCTCAGAGCAACGCACCCTGCGCCAATGGGCCGCCCACGCCGGAATCGTCGAGGTCACTCTTCGTTCTCGCCTGGCTCGCGGTATCCCCCTTGAGCAGGCCATCGCGCCCATCGATTACCGGAAGACAGCCTGATGACCATGCAAGCCCTGGCGGTATCGCTCAACACCCGCATCCACGACAAGCCCCCCGCCTGGCGGGATGAGTACGCCGACAATTGGCAGTCCGTCGAGACTGACATTGCCGGCCTGCGGGACGCGATCCGCCTGGGCTACGCCTTCGTCGCCGCGGCAATGCGCTCCCCTCACCGGAGCAGCTCCGCCTTCCTCCACGCCGACCTGGCCGTTGTCGACATCGACCACGGCCTCGACCTAGAGGACTTCCGCGCCCATGCGCTGGCCAAGCACGCCTGCTTGACCTACACCAGCTGCAGCCACCGGGATGAACCCGGCAAGCATCGCTTCCGGGTCATCTTCCGGCTGCCCGAGCGGATTGGCAATCCGGACACCTACAAGGCTGTCATCACCGCCTTGATCCGCGCCCTGGGCGGCGACAAGAACTGCAGTGATCCCTGCCGCCTCTATTACGGCAACAGCAAGTGCCAGGACTGGCTGGGCTCAGTAGGCGCCTGCCTTCCCCAGGGTTTTGTCGCAGACGCCCGCAAAGAAGCCCTGCGTCAGCGCTCGAGTTTCGAGGAGCGCTCAGACGAGTACGACGAAACCTCAGTCGGCCAAGCGATCTATGTCTTTGAGAACGTCCTCGTACCCACCGCGGACGGCGAACGCGACGTCTTCGTGCGAATCACGGCAGCAGCAGCCTCTGCCGGCGACCCTCTCTTCCCCGCCTGGTCGGACTGGGCCAGCAGGGGGCACCACGGCAGCGGCAAGAACAGCCGCCAGACCAGCGAGAAGTTCTTCCGTGGTTTCTCCGGTCGCTCCTCGCTTGGCACCCTGTTCTTCCTGGCCTCTGAGCAGGACCCCAACTGGCGCGACTCCCTGCCAGACGACCTGCGCTCCTCGGGGAACTACGACTCCAAGATGCCGCCGGGCTACCGGCACGAGGACTTCCTCGGCTACAACGACCCCGAGTACGACCTGCCCAAACCCGGCAAGTACCACACGCCTTCCATTATCGAATGGGCTGCAAGCCAGGCCGCGAGCAGCCCTCAGATCGAAGCGGGAAATCTTGTTGCCGGGATCCCAGTAACGGCAGTGCAGTCTCAAGGTGAGACATCCCCGCCAGTGGGCTTCGCCGAGACGAGCAACGACGACGACGCCATGCCCGCGATGCCGGCTCACTTGGCGGCACTACTGGCAGAGCCCGTGCTCGATGACGAAGAGGTCGACCCGGAGTTCCTCGGCAGTCCGGATGATCTGTTGATCCCGGTCCCCTCCGGTGACGCCCCACTGCCACCGGAGCCGGTCAGGAAGAAGGGGCGCGGCCGTCCGGCTAAGGGGGGCTCGGCTGGGGGCAGCGAGGTCGCCAAGATCCGCGGCAAGGTCAAAACCCTCTACCCCGGGCTGCGTTTCAACCAGCTCACCCAGCAGCTCGAGTTCGGCCCCATGGATGAGCCCAAGCTCGTCGAAGACGCCGACAAGGCCTACCTGCTCATCTCCGAAACGGAAGACAAACCCTTTGCCAAGACCCACGTCTACGACGCCATTCATCTCTCTGCCCAGCGCAACGGCTACAACCCGGTGCACCGATTCCTTGACGAGTGCGCCAAGCATGAACCGATCGACTACTTCGACTCCCTTGCCACCACGTTGCTCGGGGTTGCCGAGGAGGGGCCCGAGAATCCCCGCATGCCCTGCGGTCGCCTGCTTGCTGATCTGATCCTGCGCCGCTTCTTGATCGCTGCTGTCGCCAGAGCCAGGCAACCAGGCTGCCCCATGGGCTGGATGCCGATCCTGGTCGGTCCGCAGAACGTCGGCAAGACCAACTTCTTCCAGTACCTCACGCCGCCCAACCCGCTGAGCAACGACTACACCTGGTGCCCAACAATCCAGCAAGGGATCTCGTACCTCAAGGAGAAGCCCCACGCCCTGCACGCCGGCTGGATCGTCAACCTTGATGAGGTCGAGCGCTTCTTCCGCCGTCAGTACACCGAGGAGTTCAAGAACCTCGTCACCGTCTCGGTCGATCTCTCCAGGCGCCTCTACGAGAACGAGCGCACCTTCCGGCGGGCGTTTGTGCTGGTCGGCTGCACCAACAGCAAAGACTTCATGGTTGACCCCTCCGGCAACCGCCGCTTCATGCCGATCACCGTCAAGGGCATTGCAACCAGCCCCCAGGACCCCACGGTCAAGATCATCGACCTCGACCGGGTCAAAGCCGACCGCATGCGGATCTGGGCTGCAGCTCAGCAGGCTTACTTGGATGAGCCCATCTACGAGTTCTCGTCCTACGAAATCGGCTTTATTGATGACTACTTGAACAGCCACACAGTTGACAGTCCGGTAACCGGTGCGCTACAGGCTGCCCTGTCTCGTAACAGCTCCTTTACCCATAAAGGCCAACCAGTTTATATCTTAAGTGATATTTACAGCTGGTTGGGGCTTTCCATTGACCCCCGCACTGGCTCCAATAACGGCATTACGGACGAGCTCAAGCGACTCGGCTACGGCTCAACGCGCATCAGGAGGTACGGCAAGCAGGTCCGCATTTGGTACGCAACCAAGCCCGAAAAGGTCGGCACCACCGACATCCCCTACGACTGGGGCGACTGAGATCAACCGGGCATCTGCGGATCCCCGAAGCCCAGCGGGTCGGCCCCAGGGAGCGGCGCCCCACTGACATGCCCCATCACCCAACGGGTCGCAGCCTTCTGGCAGTGCCAGGCCTGCACCAGCTGTTTGCTGAGCTTCCGCAGCGCCTCGACATCGCTGGTCGCGTCAATCACCCGGCCCATCCGCTCGATCTCAAACTGCTGCCCAATGCTCAGGGCCAGTTGATCAGACATGGCACGCAACGGGTAGCAGTGCAGCCTCAGGCTACCGGACCTCGATGATTGGCAGCTTGGTCCCGCTCCTCGCCGCCTACGGGTGAGACTCATTGGACTTGCTGTACGACTAATGCTCCTCTTCCTGCCGTAAGACACAGCAGACACCACGAAAGACAGATGAGCGTTTCTGATTGATCCGGACCACCACTCCTGAGATTCTCGCGACTCGCGCCCGGAATGGCCGGACTTGGCCGCAAGGTGTGACATCTCTCATTTCGCTGGCTTCCATTCCGCCGCAACGCTTTCCGCAGGGTGTGCCATCTGTGCCATCGATCGGCCTACTCCTCCCAGAAAAATAGTGTTCCCCCCTCCCCTTCCCCTCTTAGCCCCGTCTCAACCCGTGACATCGCCCTCTTGTCTCGCCTTGCGTCTCAAGTCGTCCCATTCCGATCCGCTAGTTTCTGACTGGGTTCTGGGCATCTCCAGAGGGGGGAGGATTTTTTCTGGGAGGAGTAGGTTTCTTGATGGCACAGGTGTCACACTCTGCAATAGCCCAGTCACTGCAACGGGTTTCACCGATTCCCTGATGGAACACCCTTGAGCAGCTACCAAGCCCTGCTTCTTGGCTTCCACCCCGCTAGCTAGGGGTTGCACAACCCGGTACGATCCGTCCGTTCCCGGTCGTATCTCTCATGTCACCAGCCTGGTCACCACCTGCTAACTCGGCTTGGCTGCCGGACGCTCCTAGCCGTGACACCCCCGCAGGGCTTCACCCGCTGGACCGCACTGATCGCGACACAATCGACGACCTCCTCTTCGTCAAGGAGCCCTCGGATCTTGACCTGGTCAACGCCGCTCGGCTGATCACCCGCTACCGCGACTCACGGCTCTCCACTGACCTGCGGGACCTCCTGGGCCGGGTGCTTCGCAACTGGTCGCTAACCGCCGCAGAGCTTTTTGCCTTGACCCGCGCCATTTGGCGTTCCGGCTGGACCCCGGCGGCACTGTCCCAGAACGAAGCCGTTGGTTCCGGTGCTGACGTGGAGTCCTGATCATGTACAAGTTCACCTTGATCGGCATTGCCGCTTCCCGCGCCGGCTCGGGCAAGACCACCGTGGCTCAAGCCCTGGTGAATAACGCCGGTTTCGTGCGGCTGCCCCTGGCCGAACCGCTCAAGCGCATCGGCGGCATCATTCTTCAAGGGGCCGCCGTCAGCGAAATGGATGCGCGGCGCTACCTGTATCACGAGCGCAACGTCGTTATCCCGGAGATCGGCGTCACCGGCCGGCACCTCCTGCAGACCCTCGGTACTGACTGGGGCCGCCGCCTCATTTCACCGCACCTGTGGACAACGATCTGGGAACACAGCCTGCAGGAGCTGCGCGTTGCGGCCTACCACGAGAGGCGCGAAGTTCGCGTCGTCGTTGATGACGTCCGCTTCCCTAGCGAAGCCGACCTAATCCGCAGCTTTGGGGGCCTCATGTGGATGGTCGAGCGGCCCCGCACCCGCCAAGACGCGCGGCACGAGCTGCGCCGTCGCTTCAGCCCAAAGCGCTTCCTGCGCTCGCCGCAGCAGCTGCTGCCTTGGAAGCTCTTTGCCTCTCTCCATCCCAGCGAAGGCGGCCTCAATCGCTACCCCTGTTTCGACGCCCGGTTGCGCAACGACGGGACTATCCATGAGCTCTTGCAACAGGTCTGGGAGGAAGCAGCTTCCCTCCGGATCCAGCTCAACGGCCTGGGGCCGTTTGACGCGGTCCCTACCGGTGAGGCTTGTTCTGTCATCCCTTTTCCCCGCCCCGACGGAGCGGCCTGAGCGATGGACAATGCCACGGACGTCACTCCTTTCCCCGCTGCGCCCAACGACGGCAGCCGCATTTGGATGCGTGTTGCCTGGTTGGCCTCCGGCGTCAAGGATCGCTCAAGCCGCGCCACAGGGGTTGTAGCCCTGCGGCCATCCTCCGATGATTACGACCGGGTTATCGCTGTCGTCGGGTCCGACTCCAGCCAAAGCGCCATTCAGGGCTTGATCACTCAGGCCGCCAAACACGGCATCTGCCTGCAAGGGGCGACCTGTTTTCTTTTCCCGGGCCTCGGCCGCCAGGAGGATTTCAAGCTTCTTCTCAGGTCTGGCGTCTCAAGAGTCCTCATCCCTGAAGCTCCAGTACCCAAGCGATTAGCTGACGACGATCACACCTGCCGCTGGGCTGCATCGTCTCTGGGTGTCGAGATCATCTCGATCGATCTCGACGTGACTTTCTCGCCCCTGCTTCACCCCCATGGCTGAAGAGTCCACCCAAACGATCACGATCTGCTGGGGGGCGCGCGTTCGCCGTGCAAACCGCGTTGGCCTTGTCGTTGAGCTCCCCACGGATCGTGCTGTCGCCAACAGCAGGCAGAAGCCTTGGGCGGAGGTCATACCAGAAGGCTCCTCCACCGGGAGGGCGGAGCAATGGCCTATCGCCGAGACCGCCTTGCTCCCCCGGAGTGAGCAGCTGCCCTTACTAGGCGGTGCTTTTCAGCCGCCCAAGGGCTACCCGTTCGTCACGCGCCGCTCCTGAGCACCACTCACTTCTCACCTGTTTGCCATGCCTCAACCCTCTGCCACTTCGTTTGCGGCTTTCACCGCTAACGCGGCTCCGCCACCTGATCGATTCCGGCTGCGTGACATCTGGCGCTGCCCTGATGGCCACCTGCACGCTGTTAGTCATACCCGCCTGGCTTCCTCCGGCGAGTTTGTCGCTCTCTCTCCAGTAGGCCTCGGAGTGCGCAAGTACCTCAGGTCCCAACAGGTCCCCGCCGGTTGGCAGCGCCGCACCTGGGGAGGCGCGGCATGAGCGCCCACCTCGAGTTTCCTCTACTCCGCGCCGAAACGATCGAGCTCCTGACCTCTGCCCGGGCCCGGGCAGGCGGCGATCAGACCTTGACCATTGCCAGCGAAGACCGCCGTTTCTTGTCTGGCTTCCTAAGGGCGCTGATAGAGCAGACCAGCGCAGAACTGTCTAAGAGTCCTCTCCTCTACAACAAGCTCATGTTTCTCGCCGGCAACCTCCACTCACCTCCACCGCTACCGCCAACCCTGGCCAAAGCCAAGGAAGCAGCATTGCATCTGGTCGGCCCATCAGCCGAGGTTGTCCATGCGTTTCTTGCCACTCTTGAGGTGGAGCCATGAGTGCCGGTACCCGCTCGCCGCTATGGGAAGTGATGCAGCGTGCCTTTCTTGACGGACGCAGTCCTGGGCTGAGTGATCGTTTCGGTTATGCCGCCGAGATTCGCGCCATCCGCGACTTCATTGAGGAGATTGCCGTACTCCATTGCTGGCATCCCGGTCAGGTGGGGCGCATCACTGAACTCCTCACCGCAGAAGCCGAGCGTTCTGAACGCAATAACACTCACACTCCCGAAGGCAAGCCATGAGCATCAACAGCAACGGAGGTCGCATTGGCAGCCTGTGGTGGATCAACTCAGATCTGCAATCCCGCACGGCACTTTTGCCCGTGACATTTGGCATTGTCGACACCGGCCTCGTCGTGAGCCGCAAGGTGGTTTGCTGGGGCACCGTTGGTCTTGGTTCCCACGTCCGCATTGCCGTGGAGCCGCTCGATGACTGATCCCACCTCCGACTTCCTCGCCCTGTTCACCGAGATGGCCGACGAGCTAGATCGCTGCCGCCGATTCTCCAGGGGTAATTGCGACCTGACTCATCCTTTAGCCGACCGCGCTCGCTCTGCTCTGCCCCAACTGGAGGTCGAGCTTCCTGAACGCGGCAACACTTCCGCCCCCCGAAATGAAGCAATGACCATCTCCCCTGAAGCCAAAGCCTGGCTACACCAGTCCGCCGCCGTTGACGGCTTTGTATCGGCTCAAATTCTTTTGAACCTGCTGGAGCGCGTTGAGGCGCTGGAGCAGTGGCTAACTCGTGGAGATTTCGTACAGGTTCCTCCCACCCCCGAGGTTGTCCCGGCGGCCTCGGATGAGGAGTTGCTGGCCATGCGTTCGTGGTCAAGCCACGGGCCGACTTTTGACAGTGACCTAGTGGAATTTGGCCGCTCCTGCTACGACCTTGGCCGCCAGCGCGGCGCCGCCCAGCCCCCAGCCGCCCAGCCCACCCCGCCGGTCGCGCCTGCCGGGGGGTTGGTGGAAAGGGTGGTAAAGGTCATTGCCGACCCTGACGGCCCTGCTGAGCTGTGGTACGACGATGCCCGCGCCGCGATCCGAGAGGTAGCGGCGTGGATGCGGGAAAACGAGACGGGGTACAACGCTGCCCGACCGCTGGAGCAGGAGGCCGACCGATGAGCAGCCCAGACTTCCGCGCCCTGTGCGCTGAGCTGACAGACCGCCTTCAACACGCCATTACATCCGTGAATGCCGACTCCTATTACGGAGAGAACCGTGACGCTGTGGACCGCGCCCGCGCCGCCCTGGCTGAGCCGGAGGGGGAGGGGCCGACGGATGGCGAGATTGAAGAAGCGGCAAAACTGATTTACGCCTCAATGTGTTCTGCCGTTCCTGACTACCACTGCACCCGAGACTGGGTAGAGCGTGGCAACTCGCTGATGCAAGACGAAGCCAGAAGGACCGCCCGCGCCGCCCTCGCCCGCTGGGGCCACCTCGCCACCCAGCCCGCGCTTGCCGGGGGGTTGGTGGATCTGACTGAAAAGCTGATCGCCGAGTCCAAGCCCATGGACCCAGAGTTGGCTGCAGTTTTAACAACAGAAGCCCGTTGGGAGCTTTACGAAGTGAGTTCCACCCCACAGCCCACCCCACAGCCCACCCCACAGCCCCCCACCCCGCCAGCACCGGAGGCGGGGGAAGTGGCGGAGTTAGTGGCTGCGCTGAAAACAGACGCGGAGTGCGTGGCTGCCGAGCGTTACGACCTGTGCAACTTGACAGCCGATCAAATGCACCGCGCCGCCACCCTGCTCCAGCAGCTCTCCGCGCCCGCCCTGGCGGCTGAGCCGGTGGCGCGTGAAGTCCACTTTGAGTTTGCTGTCGTGGACGGCGATTACATGCAGCAGGTTGGCGGGACAGCACCGACCTATTCTCAGGCGTTGAGCGAGGGTAATCATTACCTGGCTCAGTACCTCCAAGGCGGCCCGCATACACTGGAGATCCGCCGCATTGAGCAGATGCCCCAGGTCGGGGAGGTGGGGGCATGAGCCCGCAAAGTGTCAACGTCAACTTTGGTGCCCTCACCCCGTCGATTGACGATCAACTCAGAGATCAAGACTTGAAGCTCGATATGGACCCCGTGCTTCGTTGCCACTTACAGCGCGATGTCGATGAGGTGACCCGCCTTCGTGTCCGCTGCATCCTCACCGAGGCCGAATCGGACAAAGCCCGCAAGCGTATTTTCCAGATCATCAAAAAACACGCCAAACCGCTATGACCGCCCCACTCTCCGTCGCCGCCCAAGCAATCTGGGACGCCTGGAACGATGCCTACGAGGCCCAGGGGCCATTGGAAGACATGGGCCAGCCCATCGCCGCCGCCCTCCGCGCTGTTGTGGATCGAGTGGAAGACCTGATCGGTGATATTGAAGATCCAAAGTTTGTTGAAGGCGTTTTGACGGCATCGCATTTTCTGGATCTTATCGCCGCCGAGCTGGAGGGCCAGCCATGACCCCCACCAACCTGCTCTGCCTGGCAATTGCGGTGCCAATCCTCGCCCAGATGATTCGGATGGTGATTGCCACTTTGCTGCTGGCCTGGATCATTAACACCAAGCCGTTCCCGTTTGTGTGACCGTGACCGACCTTGTAAATCACCCGCCCCACTACACATCCGGCTCCGTTGAGGTGATCGACATCCTCGAGCAGGCTGCCAGCCATTCCCCTGACCCCGTGATGGCTGCCCTGCAGTGGCAGGCCTTGAAGTATCTGCTCAGGATGTGGTTGAAGGGGAACGCATTGCAAGACGCCATGAAGGCCCGTTGGTATTTGAACCGCCCAATTCACCACCTAGAGAAACATGTCTGATCCCATCTCCCACCCCGCCCCGCCAGCACCGGAGTCGGGAGAGGAGCCGACAAATGATGAGCTGTTCGACCTCGCCTGCGCCATTGTTGACCACTGGAACCCCTCCACCTCCGAGGCCGTCCAGCTCGGCCCGGTGGCCGCGCCTGTCGGGGAAATAGCGAAGTTGGTGGATTCGCTGCAGTTTCGCCGCGCCGCCACCCTGCTCCAGCAACTCTCCGCGCCCGCCCCGGTGGTGGTGCCGGTGGCGGTGAGTGATGCGCTGATTAAGGCCGAGTGCGCCCTGTCGGATGTTGCCGAGGGGCAGCCGGAATGCGATGACGGCGACCCAGCGCAATGGTCTGAGCAACGCTGCGCGGAGACCCTGGCAATCATCCGCCCGGTGATGAAGCGGCACAAGATCCGCACATCAGAATGGCCGCCGCAGCCGCTGCCCCAGGCCGGGGAGGTGGGGGCATGAAAAACTGTACCGAATGCGCCCATGCCAACTGGCAACGCACGAAGTCCGGCAGCCTTCATCCAAGCGGCGAAGGCAGGTGCGGCAAAAAGATTGAATTACCACAATTACCGAAGGCGTTTTACTGGTCTTCACAACCTTACCTTTGCGGTGGTTGCATAACTCGTCGCGAAGAACTGAAAGAGCACTGCCCTTACTGGCAACAAAAACAATGAGTGAGTGCCTCCCCGACCTCCCCCGCTACATCCGCCAGTTTGGCGACAACGAGTGGCAAGGTGCCGACCATCAGAACGGCCCCTGGCGATCAATCCCGGCGCCGCAATCGGGGTTGCCGTGGATAAAGCCAGCAGCCACCAAGGAATCCTCGGCAATTCAGCTCACCACCGCCGACCGCCTAGCCCTAGCGGTGTGCCCCTACCTGGAAGGCGTCTGCAAAGTCCCGGCCAACGACTGCCGCCGCTACTGCCGCCGCGACTCCGCCGCCGTTGCCCGCGAACTGGCCGCCATTTTGCGAGAGCGCCATGGGGGCAGTAGCACCACAGCTGACTGGCTGGATGGGGTGGGTACACATCCTTGAGTTGTCCAGTGTGCAGTAGCGACAGTATTGATGTTGCCGAATCCCGCCTTTGCTCCAATGGCACCCGTCGTCGTCGCCACGCCTGCCTTCAGTGCCTCCACCGGTGGACCACTTGGGACGGCCCCAGGCCGAGACGCGGCTACTCTCCCGGCACTGGGCCCAAGCAGCGCCGGCGTCGTTCGCCGCTCACTCCGGAGGAAGTTCGCATTGTTCTACTCACCCCGTTGAACCTCACCGCTGTAGCTCGGCAGCTGGGCTGCTCTAAGCAAACCGCAAGCTCAATTCAGCGAGGCCTCTACCATGCCGACCTTTGGCCGGAAATCCCCCGCAGAGCGTCCAAGACTCAACCCAGTACTGGCCTGAGCTGTTACAGCTGTCTGTCATGGCGAGATGGGAGATGCCTTCAGGGGGTACCTGATCCCCTGGAGGAGGGGCCAGGATTCGCAGCAGACTGCGATCAATTCGATCCCATCGCCACGTAGCGTTGACCTCGATGGCCCAATGGTTAATTCCCCAGGACCTGCATACCCGTATTACCCAGGGGCCACTGTGCCCATTTACCGAGCACAGCTACGGCAGTCTCGATGGCTTCATTCCGCGCTACGACGACAGCCACGCCTGCGTCCGCTGCATCGGTGCCTTGACCGAAGGGCGGCTTGAGCTCAGCATCAACCGGATTCACAAGACCTATCGGCGCAAGTTCCTCGAGTTCTGGTCTTTCGTTGCGATCGAGGACCCCGATGAATGCTGGGACTGGCAAGGGCACGTCTATGGCGACGGCTCGTCGAGCTATTTCCCCCTAATGCGGCACTGGGGCAAGGGCCGCCAGTATTCAGCCCCGCGAGTGGCGACTTGGTTTACCTGGGGCGACATTGGCCGGCTACCAATCAATCATGTTTGTGAGAACCGGTTCTGTTGTAACCCTCTTCACATCAGGGTGCGCGGCGTCAGTCACTTCCACCACCGCCGCCACCTGCTCACAATTGACCTAGCCGCCAGCCGTCGCCGACTGATCCGGGACACACAGGAGTACCTTGAGGTCACCCGTGATCGCCTGCCCAAGACTTACGGCAAAATCGAAGCCGTCAACGCCGATTGGATCCGCCGCCGAATTGAGCAGGACGGGCCATTATCGGCCGAAGGGCTCGAGCCCGACGACTCGTGACATTGTGACCGCTGCAGCTTGCAGAACTGCATGCCAGGGGGTACGGTTCTGCTGGAGTCCGGCCCCGCTCTGTGCAGAACCCGTTCAAGGCTGAACTTGTCGCTGCCACGCCACAGCCGCAGCAGGTCAGCTACATCGCTCTCCATACCGACTATTCGGAAGAGTTTTGCCCGACAACCGACATCCCAGAAGATCGCTGCGGTGAGATCGCAATTGCCCGGCTGCTTGAAAGCAAGCGCGGCCACTTCGGCCCCCTGGAGCACGCGCACATGACATTGCTGATCCAGATGGATCACAACTCCATGGTGCAGCTCCGTACCCATCGGGTCGGCTTGAGCTTTGACGTCCAGTCGATGCGCTATACCGGCCGCCGCATCGAGCGTGTTGCCCGGGGCGAGGCCCCCGTGGAAGAGGTCTTTTATTTCCGTCCGCCAGGCGTGTATCGCGATCGCCAGGGTGACAGCTACGAATGGACAGAGCATCAGAACGTCACGCTCAAAACCCTGGCCCTCAATGCCGCCCAGGATTACGCCGACCTTCGCTCCAGAGATGTCACAGAAGAGCATGCCCGTTACGTGCTTCCGACCAGCTATTTGCAAAACGTTTGCCTGACCGGCAACATCCGCAGCTGGTTTCACCTGCTTGACGTGCGCAGCAAAGCTGATGCTCAACAAGAGGTCCGCTGGGTCATGGAGCTCATCGCAGGCCACGTCCAGCGCTGGATCCCCGAGATGTACGGCTGGTACGAGGCCAACCGACTCAACCGCGCCATCCTCGCCCCTTGACTCATGGCCCGTCCGTCCCGCTCTGAATTGCTGCGCAAGTTCTTCCCCGAGCTCGGTGAGACCGGCACCGGCGGAGAAACAGAAGCAGCCATCGCCATCAACACCCGCGCCTGCGAAGCAGTCCTGGCCGACATGATCGGCATGTTTGACAAGTCATTCAAGGAGAAGGGCGCTGGAGTCTTGACCCTCAACTTGGCACTGCAGGACCGTGGCGGCTGTTACGTCACCCTTGATGAGCTCTGCGAGGACTTGCTGATTGCTGATGCCATGGGGCAGAGCGGCGTCAGCGCCATGCTTAAAGACACCATCTCCGTCGTCCGGCTCAATAACTACGAGGAGCGAGTCCTCCTTCTGTTGATCGATCGCAGCAAGGCCAGCCTGCTGCCAGTCCCCAGGGACCATCCCGCCCGCAGCATCCAGCAAGCCCAGGAGGCCGCAACGCTATGAGCCGGCGCATCGAGCTGGGCGACGTCCTCAAGAGCCGCTCGGGTAAGCGCTGGGAGGTCGTGCGCCGCACAGAAGACAACCTCAGCAAGGGCATCTTCAAGGTGATGATCACTCTGCGCTCAGTAGGGTCGTACCGCGAGATCCAGAACTCCGAGCTGCACCTCACGCAGAGCATCGACGCGGGTCTTTGGCATCAGCTGCCCCGCGGCGGCGACACCCTGCTGGAGATCCTGGAGCCAGAAGACAGCTGATGCCAGCCCCCGCCGACCGCCGCGACCTCGCCCCGCCGGCGGCGGTGATCGACGTGGCGCGCTGCACTATGGGTGCTGTCGACCTGGACCCGTATAGCACTGCCGAGGTCAACCACGTCGTCCAGGCCGCGCGCTGGCTTGAGCGCGACAGGGACCTATCGATTTCCGCAGGGCGCCACTGGAGTCCACTTGGCAAGAAGCGTGTCCTGTTGGCCATACCCAGCGGCATGAAGGCTAGTCGCGTCCTCGCCAATAAACTGTTGCACGAGTACCGCGGGGGGCATATCTCCCAGGCCATTCTCTGGCTGGGCTCCAACGAAACCTTGGCCGCCTGCCCGTGGATCTGGGACTTCCCGATTTGCATCCCCTGGGTCCGGCTAGCGCCGACCTTCTGGGATGACGAGCTGGAAAGGTCGACTCGAGTCACGCCGGCTGACTGGTCGCCAATCGTCTACTTGCCCCCGGCAAGCCCTTCTGAGGATTTCGCCTCGGGGCTGGCACGTTTTCACGCCGCGGCGTCTCCTTACGGCCGCATCGTGCTTGACCAGTGGAGCGGCGATGGTCGTTGGCGGGATTGCTACCAGGCCGCCACAGGCAGGCCTTATGGCGCTGCCCGCAACCGAGAGATCGAGGCCTGAGCAATGCCGCACCTCCCTTACGCCTCTCACGACGGTGACGAGTTCCGCCATCCCGTTGAAGGCTGGCTACTGCTTTGCCGGACCATCGTCTTTGACAGCTGGATTCTCTGGCGTCATGCTTTGCCGACCGACTGTTCCGGGCAGGCCATGCTCGATGCGGAGACAGCCGCCTTGATCACGGCTTTGGCCGAGCAGCTGCATGCTGTTCATCTGCGGCTGCCGGACTACGCCGGGCTCGATGACACGCCGTTCGTCTTCACGCGCTGGTGGGATCCCCGCTCGGACGACGAAGCCTTCCGGAATGGCAGTAGCTGCGTGTTTCGCATCAAGGGGCAAAGTGTCCAAGCTCTTGTTGAAGCGGTGAATGCTGCCGCCCCAAACAACCTCACCTTGACGCCGCTTTACCCCGACATGATTGGCCGGTGGGAGGCTTCCGATTGCGACCTATTGAGAGCCGAGCTCAAGAGTACAGATCCAGCTTTCCTCGCCCAAAACGTGCCTCCCTGCGGGCGTCTGTTGAGGAAGAATCAGCGCCGAACGCGCCGGAACCTTGCTCCGTAAAGGTTTGGTTGGATTCGATCCGATCTGCGGCCCGGGCCGAGTTGATCATTGCCCCCTGACCAACGCCCGCTGAGCCGCTTTCGGCACCGGTGTAGCGCCCCTCCCCCTGCAGACTGCGGGCTTGCATGCGGGCCTGGGCCAACTTGGCGCGGGCAAAGGCTTCCTCCCGGGCTTGCGGCCGGGGGGAAGCACCTTCGGTCTGCTTGTAGCGACGATCCAAGGGTTCCCCTGGGCTGCAGCGACTCTAGGCAGGCCGCTGACCAATCACTCCAGCACTGCGCAGCTTCTCCCTGAGTCGATCGTTCATAGCTGTGATCTCGCTGATCAGGGCCGCCGGATCAGAAGGGGCCACCTCGGCCGCCGCAGTCGGCCATGGGTCCGCAACGCTGGGCGCCTGAACTGCACTGCTCATCGGTGCCATCGCGGCGCGACTGGCGGCAGCTTGACGCTGCCGTTGATCCTCGATAGCGGCAAGCTCGGCAAAGGCGGCGGAGACTTCGCCGCGGGTGATTAACTGCTCAAAGGCGGTGATCTCCAGGTTTTCAAGCTGAGCACCAAGACTCAGGAGACCCTGTTCGTTTCTGATGCTCGTCTCGGTAGCTACCTGAATTGAGTGCCGCACCACTTCGCCGGCGACTAGGGCAATCTGTTCCCGCTGCCTGGCGGCAGAGCGGGTTGCCGTGTGCCAACCGGCGTAACCCAGGCCGGCACCGGTAACGCCCAGGATCAGGGAGGCGATTGTCGCGAGCATGGAGCTCCAGCAGTTTCAACCGACCGTAGCAAGCAACTTGCCCGCTGGCTCGTGCAGGTAACCATGGATCACCCGACCCTGGTCGTTCTCCTCAGCGCTTGGCTAAGGGGAGCACGATGCCCGCGAGGATCTCGAGGGCCCGGTAGAGCTTCACGGCAAATCGGCCGGCACCGTCAAGAGCCTCATCGTCCTTGGGACTGGGGGTGAGGTTGCAGATGACCAGTGCAGCTGTATGCAGCGCCACGGCCAGGGCAACGAGGTCGTCGCATCGATCCATGTTCAACTCGCGTGATGTTTTCCAGCGAAAGCCCTTGCGCACTCGCTGCCAGCCCAGGCTAACTCCAGCCTGCACTGGCGCTATCAAATGCCCTGGAAACCGCCGCTCTTGAGGATTTCGCGCACCTTGAGAGAGAGCTCTTGTTCCTGCCCCACGGGGACCTGTGCGGCCGGTACATCGAAGGCTTGGTCGGAGTAGTGGAAGCTCTTCTCGGCGTGATTGCCACCGTTGACGGATCCGATCTGAATACCTTTGCTCTTCAGGAGTTGCATGGCCCCATCGCGCTCGGCCTTGCTTCCAAAGGCCAGGTGCTCGTGATAGTTCGACCCCCCGTGGCTGGGGTCGTATCGGGAGTGCGACCTGTCCCCCGTCAGATACTCAATGACTTGGCCTGCCTTCTTGCTCCCTTGAGCCGCGACAACGGCTGCCCCGGCTGCGGCTGCCGGCGCTGCTTGCTTGGCCGTTCCAAACACTCTTTCCATCAGGTTGGAGAAGACGTTTTTTACCATGTCCTGCGGCTGCATCCCAAGTTGTTCGCCAGCCATCCGCTGCTTCGGTGAGGACGAGCCGTCCGCGGCAGCAAGAGCAGAGGGGGCGCCGAATCCTCCGCCCCCGGATCTCTCGCCCGCAAAGCCGCCCCTAGTGATCTTGTTGACCAGGTCGGCGAACGTGGCTCCCGCCGTGGGGACGGACTGGATCTGAGGATCACTCTTGGGCGCCCCGGCTCGAGCCGCTGCGCTGCCAGTGATACCGCCTAACAGCCTGCTGGTGAACTCCTGCAGAGGGTCAGCCCCTGTGCCGCCCCCCTGCTGTCCAGGTGGGCGCTCCTTGAGCGCATTGACGGTCTCACCACCCGCCGCGCTGATAGCGGGGTCGAACCGTGCGGCAAACCTGTTGTAAAGGTCGCCACCGGGCATCATGCGCTTGGCGGCCTTATCGGAGTTGGTCCCGAAGCTATCGGTTCCACTCTGGCCCGGGTTACCAACAAGGACCGTGCGGTAGAGCTCGGTTGGACCATGGGTTCCGGGCTTGAACCCCCGCTGATCAAAGTATTTGACGACATAGGGCATCTGCTGCTCAATCGACATTGGTCCGTCGGGCAAGCCAACTTCGCGGCGAGCGTCTGGCCCGAACTGGATCAACCCCCTGTACTTCCCTCCAGCGCCGCCCCAGACATTGGGATTGACATTGGACTCAAGTTCCATCAAGCCGCCGAGCACTCGAGGGTCTACGCCCAGCTGCCTGGCCCCGGAGGCAATGGCGCGTGCATCCTTTGCGGAAAGGCTCATCCGGTTACCTCAGTCTTCCAGCCCGAGGGCGATCGCCTCGATGTCCACGTCATCCATTCTGGCGGCTTCCATCCGCTCGTTCATATAAGCCGCCAGCTCTTCAGTGCTTGGCACCCTCCCGAAGACCGCGGCGACCTCCTCCTCTGTCTCGGGCAGGGGCTGGAACTCGCCGCCCCGCATGCTGGTCTCAATGCCCGCGGCTTCCATGACGACACGAAACCAGTGGCGCTCGACCAGCAGCAGTTCATGCGCCTCTAGGACCATGTCCGCGAGCTCTTCACGATTGCAAGTGCGCAGCTGGTCCTGCAGCTGCCGCAGCTGGAACGCTTGCTCAAGCGTGAGGGCGTCTTCCTCCAAGCGTCTGCGGTAGCTGGCATCAGCCTAAGAGAGTGCGTGACAAGGCACCCGTACCGCCGGTCATGGCTTACACTTTCGCTCCCCTCCCCCCATGGCGTCATGGCCGCCCAGGTTTCTCGCTACGCCCCGACCGTTGCTCAGCGAGCGCCAGTCCAGCGCCCGATTGTTCAGCGGGACTGGTACCCGACGCGCCGCGCCGCGGCGTTGTTAGGGGTCTCCGAGCGCACCTTGCGCCGTCGCCTCGGCAGCAGTGACTGGATCGACGGACTGCACTACCGCTGGGTGACACGTCACACACGCCGCACGCTTGAGGTCAATATCGCCAACGCAATCAGCCTGATGAACCGCAAGGGTTGGTTTTGATCGCCTGGGAATCTGGAGTGGCATCTGCCGGTCTTCCGGGCTCGTGCTTTCAGGCCAGTCTTCCACTCACCCAGTAACCCCCAAGACTGCCGTAGTCGCTGTAGCCGTTGTTGAGGGGATCGCCAAAGCCAACACCATCCACCTTGAGGAAGTAGGTGCCGGCGTCCAGGTTGAGATTGAAGCTGGCGCTCAGCTTGTCGAGGGGATTACTGCTGGCGACCACGGTGCCATCGGCGGCGTGAAGGGTGGCGGCGATATCCAGGTTCGGACTTCGGCCGGCGAGGATGCGGCTTGTAAAGCCTCCAGTGAAATCTCGCACCCACGCTTGCAGAGCAGTGGTGATGGTTAGGTTCACGAGCCCAGAGGCTGTAGAGAAACGAAACCAGTCGCAATCCGTGCGGCTGGTGATCGTGCCGAACTGGCTCAAGCTGCAACCGCTGAGCGTGGCAGCGGTTGCGGCTGTATCGCCGAAATCATCAGACCGAAAACCAACATTGGCAGCGATGATGGCCAGGTCGTCTTCCTTGTTGTTGGCGCCGCTGTATTCGCCCTGGCTCCATTGGGTCACCAATTTGTAGAGACTGGAGCCCATAATCGGAGCCCAGCCCGCACCCTTGCCGCCCTGGCCCCCGTAGTAGGAGGTGGAAGATGTGCCATCGTGACGAAGGCCGAGAGTGTGGCCCGCCTCGTGGCTGATGTCCTCGGCTGTGTATTTTTCGTTGCCGTTGCCAAGGTTTTTGGGAAACACAAAACAACAGCCAACGGCAGGATTGCCAAAGCTGCTTAGAAGCGCAGCCCCACCGGCTGAGCCGCCGTACCAGTCACTGGAGCTTCCGCCAATCACAACCCTCACCCCCCAGGCGGTGTCGGCTCTGCCAGAGTTGGCCAGGGCGGCGTCGCCGGGATCTTCGGTGGTGACATTGATGCCGAAGGGAGCGAAGTCCTCGGCGACACGTTGCCAGATGAACTGGATCCGCTCCAATTCGGCACCACTGAATTTAGACGAATCCTTGTCAGTATTGAACGCTGGAGTTGTGATTGCGGGTCGAGTTTTTGTGTTCCAGGCTGATCCGGTTGTGGCGTGACCGTCAAAGTCCAGGTAAATGGTCTTTGTGGCCGTCGGGTTGCTATGCAGCCGGAAAGTGTTGGCTGGATCGACGCGAGTGGAGAGAGCCACGATTAACCTTTAGTGGGTGAACTGTGTGTCTTAAGTTTAGCTGTTCCGTTTATCACGCGAACACCCGCACCGGATTCAGCGGGGTCAACACATACGGCTCCCACGCCTCCGGGAGATCTCCGATGAAATTCACATGCCAGCCCTGCAGGAGCACAGGGGCTTCCAACTGCCCGC